GAATCAGAACGATAGATTGTGCAATATCTCTTCCACAAACTCATGTGGGGGGGGGTACTCACAGTTACCAGAAAGAGCAGACCGTATGTGAACTCAGAAGCGATGAGGGAATAAGATTTTTCAAAGATGGCTGCTGCGGAACTTTAAGAACGATAGACGGATGTGGAGACAAATGCGTGATTGAGAGAATAATTTGTGCGTCAAGAGGGAGAAATCCCACGAACCCATCTGACAGAACTGTAGGCGCACCAACAGAACAACGGTTAGAACCGAACTCGCAAGGGATATGCAATACGCTTACGAGTGTTGCGAAAGACAATTATGTTTTGGAGATAAAAATAAATGAGGATTGATTTTGCAATATGTCGTTGTGTCAGAACCGAATACGGCAAAAGGATAAGAAAGTTATATGAAAGCCACCAGATTTCAGAAAAAAGAGGCAACATGACCCAACTTGAAGCAAGAACTGATGGCATATCCAACACGCTCACAACGGTTCAGAAAGACAACCTTGTTTTAGAGATAAGGACGGTGGATGATGGATAAAGAGTATGTAGGCATCAGGCAGGCAACGGCAAAAGGCTACATAGAATGTGAGATAGGCGGTGTCGCAGATTTCTCTTATCCTACAAGTAAAATACGGAGAGGGATGGTGCAAGGTGGCGGCCATGTTTGTCCGACACTAACAGCACAGAGTATGGGTATTTGCCGGATAGAAAAATTTGATCGGGGGGGGGCAAGACGGTATGCAGCATAATGATATTTCAGAAGATAAGGAGATTGATGTGGCAAAAGTAGGACAGGTTTCCACAGATGGAAGTCAGTGTGGATCAGTTTATTCAGACGATGGCACTGCACCAACACTGACTGCCGGAACACACGGAGATGCGAACTCAAAGGTATGTACAGAGTATCGCATACGAAAACTCACACCAAAAGAGTGTTGGAGACTGATGGATTTCTCAGATGAGGATTTCCATAAGGCAGAGAAAGTAAACAGTAACACTCAACTTTACAAGCAGGCCGGAAACAGCATTGTTGTAAATGTTCTGGTAGCAATTTTAGGGCAGTTATTCATCGGAAAAGAGGATGTATATAGAGACTGCAAGGTAAAGAAATAGGAGGCAATATGCAGAAATTAAAACAGATGGTAGTAATGAGAGAAAGCCACGAAAGAGACGAGGGAACAATGGGATTTCACGATTATGTGACAGTGAAAGAGGACTTCAATAAATTCGTGGATAGAGTAACAGAGGCTTGCGAAACAGTTAATGGCAAATTCTTGGGAGTTTCTTATCCTAACGAAGATACCGCCGTTATTCTGTATAGATGGTCTGACGGATTGCATTAAATTTTTTTGTAGAAAATGTTTAGTCAGACAAACAAAAATGTGAAAGAAAGGAGAAAAATCGGTATGTTAGGAAAAACCGCAAAGGAAAAACAGACAGACGATAAAGAGACTGAGTATGCTTCCTACGAGATTTGCCGGAAGAGCAAAGTCGGAGAGTACATTCAGGCAGGGCAGGAGTTTTTTGTGGCTGATATGAAAAAGAAAAAGATTTACAGCTCCAACGATCTGCGCCTGAGAGAGTTATCGGAAAAGGTAGACTCTGAGGACACATTCGTATTCAAAGAAGCAACTTATATGTAACACCAGAAAGGAGAAACAGAGAAGTGGGTAACAAACACGTTATATCCGACCTCTACCAGATGCAGTCCTTGTCGCTTAATGCAAAAGTCAGAATGACACAGCGGAGAATTAGGGAATGGGTAGATGAGTACGGCGAGGATGGTGTGTATATCTCTTTCTCAGGAGGAAAAGACAGTACGGTTCTTCTCAATATTGCAAGAAAATTGTACCCGAACATTAGAGCTGTATTTGTTGACACAGGGCTTGAATACCCGGAAATAAGAGCGTTCGTAAAGGGTTTCGACAATGTGGATTGGATACGTCCAAAGCTGACGTTTCGGGAAGTGATAGGAAAATATGGGTATCCATTTATCAGCAAGGAGGTTTCTGAAACTGTCTACTATGCAAGAAAATACATGAAATCACTTGACGCTATGAAAGAAGAAAATACAATCCCTGAGAGAGAGAGAGAGAGAGAGAGAGAGTTCCGTATTGCGCTCAGATGGCGGATCTAATCGGAGTAGACAGAAGAATAAACAAAGAGAATCCAAACTACAAAATGCTGAAAAAGGGGATTATCCCTAGCACGCCACCGGTTAGATTTCAAATTTTGCTTGGAACATTAAAGCACAAAGAAAAAGGCGTTCAGACAGAGGAAATATCTGAAATGTACAACAAGTCCAGATATAAATTCTTCTTAGATTCGCCGTTTGAAATTTCTGCGATGTGTTGCAAAGTGATGAAAAAATCTCCCATGCACACATACCAAAATACAACAGGCCGTAAACCAATGACGGCTCAAATGGCGAGTGAGAGCAGATTGAGAACGCAGCAGTGGCTTAAAAATGGATGCAATGGATTTAATATGAAATCTCCGATCAGCAACCCTATGAGTTTTTGGACGGAGCAGGATGTACTTCTTTACATACGGCAACTGCAAGATGAATACGACCAAAACTTAACGGTTTGCAACATGGAAGTCTGGTGCAGAGCAGACAAAATTCAGCGAAGAAAAGCCAGAAAATACATCAAAAAGAATCCGAAGAGATTTGAAATCTGTTCTGTATATGGAAAGGTTGTAACAGAGGATGAGGCACACGGTCAAATGACATTAGCTGATGTAAGCAACATGGAAATCTTTGACCTTGGCAGACCGGTTCTCAAAACGACCGGATGTGAGCGCACTGGTTGTATGTTCTGCGGCTATGGATGCCATCTTGAAAAGTCCCCGGGAAGATTTGAAAAGATGAAACTCACTCATCCAAAACAGTATGAGTACATTATGAAACCTTGGAATGAGGGAGGGCTTGGATTCAAGGAAATTATTGATTGGATCAATGAACATGGAAATCTAAATATCAGATATTAGGAGGTAAACAGTATTGACACAGGAGCAGATGAGAAACCTCAACACCATCGTAGAAACGTATGGAAACGATGCACAGGAGGATATGGCTATTGAAGAGTGTTCGGAACTCGTCAAAGCCATTCTGAAATTCCGCCGTAGCGATGAGAAAACAGCGGAAATGAGAGATGCAGTGATTGATGAAATTGCAGATGTACAGATCATGCTCACACAGTTGGGAATTATTTTTAACTGCGTAGCAGAGGTAGAGGAACGAATTGATTTCAAAATCAATCGACAGATGGGGCGAATTAAGGAAAGAGAGGCAAAACGTGATGTTTGTTAAGTCTCAGGATGGAGCGGTAGTTCTGAACAACGACAAGGTAACAGAATACAGCACGGACAGCAAATATGATGGGCGGTACAAAGTTGCTGCCCTCGTAGGAGAAAACAGAGTAGTGATTGGCAGATATTCTACGAAAGAAAAATGCAGAATGGCGATTTCAATGCTTATGGACTGCTGCACCATGAATTTGCTGTTTGAAAGAGGACAGGATGAAAACCCCAGAGACTTAGTATGTGAATATGTGGCGGATCAACCACTTGGAGTGTTCGAGATGCCGCAGGAGGATGAAATCGAATAGGAGGACACTATGAGCAAAGAGTTTTATAGAGGGGAAATCTTCTATATCCGCAACGAGAGCGAATATAGCGGAAATGTACAGGGGGGGGGTAGACCTGCGGTAATCATAAGCAATGATATTGGTAACAATGCAGGACCTATATTGGAAGTGGTTTACCTTACCACCCAGGAAAAGAAACCGTTGCCGACACACGTTAAAATCAACAGTTCAAAATATCCGTCCACCGTGCTTTGTGAGCAGATTGATACGGTAAACAAGGATAAGGTTGGAGATTACATAGGACAGTGTTCTATGGCAGAAATGAAAAAGATCGATGCAGCGTTGGCGGTAAGCATCGGCATTGGAATTAACATCAAATCGAATGATCTGGTAAAGAAGTGGGCGGAAGCTGCAAATGAAGCAGTGAAGCCAGATGAGAAAGAACCTGAACCTATTGCAGAAAAGGTGGAGATGCCGGACGTTGAGACACAGTTGGAAATTGCAAAGATAACTGCTGAGAGGGACGTATACAAACGATTATACGAGGAAGCAATGGCACGGAGATAGGAGGAAACATGGCTCTAATAAAGAGAGACAGAGAAAACTTCTGGATATTAAATTGGCTTGATGAGTACATGACCGGTCATAAAGGATTTATATGTGGAGGATGTTTCAAAAACATATTCAATAAAGAAAAGGTAAAGGACCTTGATATTTTCTTTGAGAATGAAAGCGATTTTGATGATGCGGTACAGTATTTTGACAGTCAGACACCAGGATATGACGGAGACGATGTAAGAGATGAGAAATATCATTTCCACTACGTAAACGACAATGTAAAGGCATACAAACACATTGAAACAGGTGTTGTGCTTGAACTTTGTTGCAAAATATTTGGAAAACCGGAAGAAATTCTGAATAAGTTCGATTTCACAATCACGAAGTTCGCATATTACAAAGAGGAAGTAGAGGATGAAACTGGTGCGGTAGCGAAAAGACAAGAACTTCCGTTTGAAACTCTGGAAGATGAGCATTTCTTAGAGGAAATTGGAATACCGGAAACACACATTGAGTACAAAATCCTGATGGATGATGCGTTTTTTGAACATCTACATCTTAAACGGATTGTAATTGATAAAGATATTCCATTTCCAATGAGCACTTTTGAACGGATGCTGAGATATGCAAAGTACGGATATTTCCCATGCAAAGAAACAAAGATGAAGATAATCAATGCACTTAGGGATTTGACAGACGAACAGGTTGAATTATCTGAAAGCCTTTATGACGGCATGGATTAAGGAGGAAAGATGAAAAAGACAGCGAGAGTAATTATCACATCAAAGTGCGACCGGAAGTGCCCGGGGTGCTGCAACAGCAAATTGGACTACACATCATTGGCGAAAGTGATTGGCGGTATCACGGCATTAAAGGACTATGAGGAAGTTGTGATTACCGGCGGAGAGCCTATGATAAATCCGGCACAACTCTACACAGTCATTAAAATGCTCAGAAAGCAGAATAAGAGACAGAAAATCTATCTTTATACGGCTTGTCTGACAATGGACGATCATCCGGTAATTTTAAAACACTTGGATGGTATCACAGTAACAGTCCATGCAGAAGCCACAGATGAGGATATTCGTAATCTGAAATACATGAGTTCCAATCTCTACGATGAGGACTTGGATATGCGCCTGTTTATCGACAAGAGGGTGTACGACAGGTACGACTTATCTAATATCTGCATGAAAACATGGGATGTAGTGAGAAAACTGGAATGGAAAGAAAAGTGCGATCCGGCAGAAAACGAAGAACTGTTTTTGTGGAATCTTTATTAAGGAGGCTGCCATGGAAACTTATAGAGTTGTATCAATTACAGACAGAAAAGGCAATCCGAGAATTGAGGGCAGATACCCTCTCAGAGTAGGGAGAATGTGCAAGAAACCCACTCCAAGAAACGGAGATGCCATGATGATTGAATGGTTGGCTCAGCCGGATGGAACACCGTATGTCGGCATGATTGTTACGAGTACAGTTATCGGATTCAAGACCGAGGATAGAGGAAAATACATTGAGGTAACAACCAGAAATTCAATCTACACATTTGAGAGAGTATGAGAGAAACAGAAACTTTTGAGTATATCCGCCGGAAGTACCCGGACAAGGAAGAAACATGGAGAAAAGTCACACAGCTTGTTAAGTTTGATGAGAATTTGGAAGTAAAGAGTGTGCATGATTTCAACATCAACTGCTACATATCAACATTTGGGAGACTTATAAAAAACGGAATCCTCTGCAATATGGCATACGGAGATAAATACGATATTTCCAGTATGTTCACAGATATGGACGGAAACCAAGTACGGTTTAAGAGACACCAGATTGTTATGCAGACTTTCTTCATGGGCGATAGACGGCGGTATGACACCGTAGACCATATAAACAACATGGAGAGGTTTGACAACAGCATATACAACCTCAGATGGGCGGATAAGGGCGTACAGTGCGGAAACCGCAAGGACAAGCCAGGGAAACACAGAATGGTTATCTGCATAGGCGATGAGGAAGAAATCTTTTTCTCATGTCGGGAGGCGGAACGACTGTACAACCTACCGCCGAACTCGGTCGGTAAGGTATGCCGCGGAGAACTAGAATCCATATATGGTTATAGATTTGGATATTTATAAGGAGATCAGAGATGGGAAAAGATTGGACCGGAAACGGCAAGAGTATTTTTACAACCCTTGGCGCATCCAACCACACAGAGAAAGAAAGAGAGATTAACGACTACTATGCGACAGACCCTATCGCAGTAGACGCATTGTTACAGGGGGGGGCAGAACTGAATCATAAGATTTGGGAGTGCTCTGCAGGACAAGGACACTTATCAGAACGTCTCATAGAACTCGGTTATGAGGTCCGCAGTACGGATCTTATCGACAGAGGGTATGGAGAGGGTGGAATAGACTTCTTGCAGACAACAAAAATGTGGGATGGCGATATTCTTACCAATCCTCCATATAAGTACGCGAAAGAGTTTATTGAACACGCAATGACGATCATACCGGACGGGAGAAAAGTGTTCATGTTTCTTAAATTACAGTTTTTGGAGGGAAAGGCTAGAGGCGAACTGTTTAAGAAATACCCTCCGAGATATGTATATGTGTCACGCAGCCGTATTCTGTGCGCCAAAAACGGAATGTTTGAGGAAATGAAAGCCGGAGGCGGAAGTGCAGTTGCGTATGCGTGGTATGAGTTTCAAAAAGGTTATAAGGGAGTGAGCATTATTAAGTGGATAAATTAGATTTTGGTTACTACAACATGGACTGTATGGCCGGCATGAAACTTTTCCCTGATAAATACTTTGATGTGGCAATCGTAGACCCACCATACGGAATCAATGCGCCGAACATGGCGATGGGAACCAATAAGAGCCGGACGAAGAACGGTTATCCATCCGAAAGCACCGCAAGCAGATTGAAACGGAGTGGACAGGTAAAGGAATGGGATAGCAAACCGCCAACGGAGGAATACTTCAAAGAATTGTTTCGCGTATCGAAAAATCAGATTATATGGGGCGGAAATTATTTCAATCTGCCACCAACAAAGTGTTTTGTTGTATGGGATAAGGTGCAGCCGTGGGATGCCTTTTCACAAGCGGAGATTGCGTGGACTTCTTACAATCTCCCGGCAAAACTGTTCAGATACTCAAACACTGGCGGAACAAATTCAGAGAAGCGCATCCATCCAACCCAGAAGCCAATAGCATTGTACGAATATCTCGTAGGTGCTTTTAAGCTATCGGGGGGGGGTGGTGCTTGACACCCATGTAGGATCTGCGTCAAGTCTCATCGCATATCACAGAACCGGCGTGAGGTTTGTAGGGTTTGAGATAGACACCGAGATGTATGAGGTTTCAAATGCGAGGTTGGAAAGAGAAAAAGCACAATTATCCCTGTTCGATTTAGGGATGGAAAGGAATGGAGATGAGTAGTTTTGTACCGATTTACGCGGTTGATTTTGACGGAACACTCTGCGAAAGTAAGTGGCCCGGAATTGGCGCGCCGAACAAAAAACTGATACAGCATCTTGTTCAACGCAGAACAGAGGGAGCAAAAGTGATCCTTTGGACTTGCAGAGTGGAAGAACATCTGAAAGAAGCGGTGGACTGGTGCAGTAAATTTGGCTTAGAGTTCGATGCGGTCAATGATAATCTGCCGGAAAACGTTGAAAAATATGGTAACAATCCAAGAAAAGTGTATGCCACTTGCTATATTGACGATTTAGCTGTGGATAAAAGAAAATACGATCTTCCGTTTCATGCGGACGAAAAGATCGACTATTCAAAATTCGATAAATACCCTCTCGGAAGTGAGTGGATGTTAAAGACGGAATATGCAGAGCTTCCGGTGGTAGTAGAAGAGGTAAATGCTTTTCACGGGTATATCAGTGTAAGAAGCACGAGCGAAGAGGATAAATTTAGATATTTTAAGGTTCGCCGTGATATTGAATGGTTTTATGACAAATTATTTCCAAAGGAGTGATGCGTTTATGAAGAAAAAGAAAATCAATCCGCAAGAATTTGACTGTGGATGCTGTGGAAATCAGATTTATAAGAGCCGCCTTAGAGACGAGGTAAAGTGTTGTTATTGCGGTTATATCAATCATGTAGGGAAATACACAGGTAGGAGGAAGAGACTTGGATAAAACGAAAATAGAGTGGGCTGACAGCACATGGAATCCGATTACCGGCTGCCGTCATAAATGCCCTTATTGTTATGCTAGAGGTATTGCAAACCGCTTTGTATCACGGAAAGGATGCCATCTGGTAGAACCTGAGACATACAAACTCGGAGACGATGGTTCTGAAACTTATGAGATCAATGAGCAACCGTATTATGTTGATGATGAGACCGGAAAACAATTCAGATGTGCCTATCCGCATGGATTTGTGCCGACAATCCACAGATACCGCATGGGAGAATACAGAGACAAAAAGAGGCAGAGAAATATCTTTGTCGGTTCAATGTCGGATGTGTTTGGAGAGTGGGTTCCTGATAGATGGATCAGGGAAGTGTTTAATGCTTGTGAGAAAGCTCCACAGCATAATTACCTCTTCCTCACGAAGAATCCCAGAAGATATATGGAGCTGCATCGTTACGGAGAATTACCACTCAGAGATAATATGTGGTACGGAACGACAGTCACAGATCCAGATACGGAGTATATGGGGCAGGACGGACACTATGAGTTCCATACGTTTTTGTCAGTAGAGCCTATACTGGCAGACTTCGGAGAGCTGAGTGAGAAATCATACATCCCAGAGTGGATAATCGTAGGAGCTGAGACTGGCAGCAGAAAAGATAAAGTCATACCAAGACGAGAATGGATTGAAAATATTGTGGAGCAGTGCAGAAAGTACAACATACCGGTATTTATGAAACCGAGCCTCACGGACATTTGGGGCGAAGAACTCATTCAAGAGTTTCCGAAAGCCCTTATTCATGCCTGATTTATTCCAGAGCATTGATAAGAATATGCTTAAATCGCCGGTAGCGTACTGCAAAACACATAAAGGGTATCTATCAACGAAGCAAATGAAAGTCCATAAGTGCCTGCAGATAGGATGCACTGGACTGGAAAGGTTGGAACATCCCTACTGGGAGGAACGCCAACGGAAAAAGGATGAAGCAAAGAGGAAAAAGAAGCAACAGTAAATTGGTTCACGTTTCATTTGATGAAGTAGAGAGATTTGTTCCGAGAGTTCCGAAACAGATTTGCCCGGATGAGGATAACACCACTCCGAGGATATGCGTAGCACCTAACATATTGAGTGCAATCCAGGCGATGCCGCAAGGCGGAACAGTGGCGTACAACATGGCAAGAATCGGTGTGCCGGTTGTTATCCATGCGTATTACATAGAGAGTGATGCTATCCTCATGCCGGAGCAGATAGCGGATAAAGTGCCGGATGCCGTTGCCACAGGAGAAATGTGGGTTATGGCAGTTCCGGCAGCAGTCCGGCGGATAGATTACGAGATTGTTGATCCGTATGTGCCTATGAGGATTGATAGGAATGGCACGAGAGAACGATTTCTTGTATGGTACGGAGAATTGAAACGGGTTCGGTATCAGGATAATTGGAGAAATCTATCTACCAGAACAGCCAGAAATCAAAAGGCGGTAGAGTGGTTTATGGAAAATAAGCCAGACATATCGTACAGAACATTTATGTCAAATATGGACGATGAACTATTGAAATCATTCCATGTGGAATTACAGGAGGTATGGGAGTGAACAAACAGAAGAAATTAGCAAAACAGAACACGCCGTTGTATAAGAGAGTACCGACACTTAATCTGGTGGACTATTCAGATATAAAAGTGCCGCTAGTAGTGATATATGACAGCCCGAAAGACTTTCCGGGAAAAGTGGTGGCAAGAGTATGGGACGGAGAGAAGAATCGGCCAACGAATGTTTACTGCGAATATGAAAACCTTAAAAGATGCGAAGATGATGTAATGTCAGCCGGATTTATTTTTAAGTTCCCAAGGACACCGGAGGACAATGCGTGCATTGTTGAAACATACATGAGATAGGAGGATCACAATGGCAAAGAAAAGAAGTTGCCGCAGAACTGCGGACGAGGATAAGATTCACGAAAAAGCCGTAAAGATGCGGAAAATGACAGATGAGCAGTTGGTACATTATGTTGAGGACAGAGTGGAGAAAGCCAGAAGTGAGGGTTTTAATCAGGGTAAAAAGTCCTCCGGCGGAGCGGATATTAACAAATTTCTCAAAGAGATTTCCTCAATCAAAGGAGTCGGAGATGCTACAATCTGCAAAATTGCGGATCATTTCAGAAAGGCAGGAAACCAGAATGAATAAGACGGCTTTGCAGAGGTTCGAGGAACGGAACGAAAAGGCGTGCTGCCTTAACTGTGAAAAGCTGATAGTTAAACACACAAAGACAGGACATATAAATTTCTGCGGAGAGAGCGAGAAAATCATTCTGGATATGTTTCTTGATGTCGGAACCAACTTCTCAGGGTGCAAATATGCAAGAAAGGAGTCAGCCGATGATTAAAACATGGTTCAAGGAGTACGAAAAGATCAAGGACAAGGCAGTTGTGGTATATCCGTATGAATGGGATTGTATGTCAGAGAAACAGCGGAATAAGATTCTTTCTAAGAAAACCGTTATTATGAGCGGAGAAAGCGGATATGCCTGTAAATATTATGAGATTATCGGAAACGTGAATAATCTGTCTGACCATGACTGTGCAATCATAGCAGACGGTGGAAACCTCTGTTTTGGTTACAGAATGGAGGGACAGAGAATAGTGGTATATACAGATTAAGGAGGATATGCGATGATTACAGCAAAAGAATTGGCAGAAAAGCTCAATGGGAGAGCATACGGAGATAGTTTTGACGATGTGAAGCAGGAAGCAAAGGAAAGCGGTCTGGTTATTGTTTACGGTGCATCTGATGATCTCATGGAGTTTGATGGGGCAATCTATGATGAGGGCGGTTGCTTCGATGGAGGAAGAGTATACTTTGACAGAAACGGTGTGGATCAGGAGGGAGAAGAACGTGCAAACTGGATAGATGCTGTCTGGTGTGATGGCATGAACAGGGACGGACTTCCGGCAACGTGGACATATGAGACGGAAATTCCTTGTGAGAGATTTGATATTTGGGAAGATGGAGAGATTTATTGCGTAGGTCTGGTGTTCTCAATCGAGGATCTGAAATGAAAACCGCAGAAACCGTAGCATTGGAAAAGGCAATCAGAAGAGCCACATACAAAATGGGGACATTTGGCTGCTATGAGGTAACAATAGGATATGGCGGCAAGGAGCGTGTGGACTACATGACATACGACACAAAGGGCATTTTCCGATGCTATGAGGTCAAGGTATCAAAGGCAGATTTCCATAGTGCAGCAGTTAAATCGTTCGTAGGTCACTACAACTATTATGTGCTTACCAGAGAACTTTACGATCAGGTCAAAGGAGAGATCCCAGACTGGGTTGGTGTGTATATTGGCGATTACTGCGCCAAGAAAGCCAAGAAACAGGATTTATCCGATAGGGAATATAAAACACGCCGTTCAATCAATGGGCGCAGTACAGAGGTATCTACGCCGTGGGTGGAAATGCTCAAAGAAAGTATGATCCGGTCACTGTACCGTGACTCAGATAAGCTGATTCAGACAGAGGACGAGCAGTATATAAGCCGCCTCAGAAGTCAGATTGATAAGGCAAGGACTGAAAGGGACAGAGAATCCAAGAAGTACCTCAGATTATGGAAAACCGTAAGGAAAGAATTTGGCGATGAAAAGGCATGGGAACTCATAGAAAAGGCAGAGGAATAAAACCTCTGCCTTAAATCATTTTCTGCCATTTATGGCAATCACTACATCATCAAAACCAGAATCGGAGTAGCAAGTGCCCTCCTGAGAAAGAGTTGTACCGGGCTGCAATTCCTGGTTATCATCCATAAAAGATAATTCGCTAAAATTAACCATCTTCCCATCTTTAAGGTACACCACATCCATACATACATAATCTGCGGCGGAAGTTCCGTTGTTTGTCACGGATGCAACAATGCCGCTGTCGGTAGTATTGTAGTCAACGGATAAGTCAGAATAGACAGGAGAGTATTCCTTTTCCTCTGATACCGACAGTGTGTAATCGAAACTATCAATCTTATCCCATTCATCAAATGTGGTCCATATACCGGCTGTTTGCCCTGGAGCAACCGCTTTTGTTCCATCGCTGGAAGAACCAACCATACTGCCGGAAGAATCCAATGCGGTCACATTCAGATCAATACTCACAACCTTATCTGAATTGTTTGTTACATACATAACGTAATACATAAAAGAATCATCCACAGTACAGGAATAATCCTGCGTACTCATCAAATCTGCAAGGTCTGTTTTGTCTTTACTTTCTGTCGTAGTCGTGACCGCAGTAGTGCCATTTTTGGTAGATGTACTGCCACCACAACCAGTCAAAAGAACGGCAGACAGTAACAGCATGGCAAAATATCTCATCTTCATAGACATATCCTCCCTATATAAATGTTTAGTCTATTATACATCAATGTGTCTATCAATGCCACATTATTCGCTTGCCTTGAAATTATATATAGGTTTCAGAATCGCAAGAATATCAACGGTTTCTCCAATACATTCCACAATCTCATCAATAGGCTTGTATGCCATCGGTGCCTCATCTATGGTTTCCTCTGACACAGAAGTAGTGTAGATACCGTCCATAGAGTGTGAATAGTCTCTCATGCTGAGAGTTTCCTTTGCTTTCATCCGGGACATAATCCGTCCGGCTCCGTGCGGCGCAGAACAGTTCCAATCCTCATTTCCCTTACCGGTTCCGAGAATACATCCGTCGCGCATATTGATGGGGATAAGAACCTTTTCTCCGTACTTGGCAGAGATAGCACCTTTACGGACGATGTTGGAGTCGTGGTCGATATAATTGTGGATGCACTCAAAGAAGTCCGGCATATCTGCATCAACACCCCATCCCATGTGATTGCATATAATCTGAGCAATCATAACACGGTTCATGTAGGCAAACTTCTGACATATCCTCATATCATGGAGATACTGTTCACGGTACTTACCCTCTAAATAACAGAGGTCTTTCGGCAATTTCGGAGTGACAGCACGGAAGTTTCGGCGCAGCTCCTTGATTGCGGATTCAATCTCAGATTTTCTTCCAGCGGCTTTGTAGTCGGCAATGAGCTTTTCCTGACGATCATACAAATCATCCTTACCGCACATCAACTCATAGGCAAGGTTCTGATAGTAGTCTGCCACCTGTTTCCCAAGATTGCGGCTGCCAGTATGGATAATCAGATACTTATAACCGTCCTCTGCAACATCAACCTCAATGAAATGATTGCCGCCGCCGAGAGTGCCAATAGAGCGTTCGAGACGTTTGGTATCTTTTAATTCCCGGTAACAATAAAGTTCTTTCAATTCTTCAAAACGCATTTTCCGCCCATCATGCACATTTTTCCCACTTGGAACATAGGTGCGGATAACACGATCTAAAGTATTCAATGTAACAGCATTAAAATCCATATGCCCTAAACTGACGCAAAGCATACCGCATCCAATATCCACGCCAACGATGTTTGGAATTACTTTGTTTCCGAGATCCGCAGTAAAGCCAATGACGCATCCCTTTCCGGCGTGAACATCCGGCATGATACGAACCTTACAGTCCTTAAAGGCATCCTGAGACAGAAGAGTGTTAATCTGTTCCAAAGCCTCATCTTCGATGGTTTTTGCATAAACTTTCAAATTACTCATAGTGATCCTCCTATACTTTGTATGTTTTGTTATTTCCAGAATTTCCATTGTATTTTGTGAAAGGGCGAACCCATACACGCTTACCGGTTTTGGTAGTTCGGTAAAATCCCCTCACACTTACCTGTTCGGTAGGCTTTGTGTAGTGCCTTTTTGTACCGTCTGCAGGAACAGGTCTGCTATCAATGCGGTATGTGGTTATCAGTGGTGTAGCACCGCCGGAACGGCGCAGGATTTTTCGATGCTTATGAGAAATGCGTTTCTCTTTCTGCTCCGTAGTCTCAATGCAGTTGCGGTAATGAGTTGCAAAACACATGAGAGAATGGAACTTCAATGCCTCCTTGTATGGCGTTCTGTCAGCGGCAAGAACCATCCGGGCAACCTTTCGTTTCTCTTTGCTTAATCCGGCAGGAAAGACAATGTTTTCGATTTCCTGAGTTTTCGGATCATACCGATAATTGCAGACATACACGCCACCCATATACAGATGCATCCTGACGAATACACCCTCTTGCTCATAATAGAATTTAATATCTTCCTCCGGCAGCTCAACCAATGCGGAGGGGATGGGGATGCGGAACTCTTCGGCATCCAACCAATCTTTATTTTGCTGATACCATTCAATGATCTTCTCTGTTTTCCCGATGGTATCGACTATGATTTTATTGCAGTTTGTAATATCAATCATGCCTAAGACCTCCATTTCTTCAATGGTTCCTTATAGCATTTGTCTATTTGGACACGTTCTTATCAAGCGGCATCGTGCGCTCCGCCGGAGATACGCGAATGTCAGGAGATCCCACTATCCTTATCCGGTTTCGCATTAAAGCCGGAAAACCTGTCAACCAACAAAGGGATGGTGTATGCCGTTATCAACCCTCATACCGGCAGCAGTTTTCACATTAAAAACTGCCAGAAACCTGTTACACGACACTCAAATAGACAAATCTTATAAGGAACCATTACTATATATGCGCCTCATTTGGGGCGGTAAATAATATCAACGTGGGAATCTAATGCCTGTTCAATCTTTTCGTCCGTAACACCCAAGTAACGAGCCGTAACAGCGGCGGAACTGTGCTGATACAGGCGGCGGACCAGTTCAATGTCCTTTCCGTTCTTGTAGTAAATCTCTGTTCCGAAGTATTTACGGAACGAATGGGTGGATATATCCTCATACCCAGGACCGAGCCAGTCGCAAACCTTTTTCAGATGCTTTTGCACTGCCCGGACACCGATAGGGAATATCAGATCATCGCCCTCAATGCCCTCAGAGTCCGCATATTCAAGGAGGAAGTTGTAGACCTGTTCCTGAACCTTGAAACGGCGAACCTTTCCGGTCTTATGCTCAATAATATTAAAAGCGTGACCGGATGGTGTCTTGATAAAAGAGGAACGCCGGAGGGAGAGTGTATCTCCAATACGCAATCCTACATTCGCCTCAATAACGAGGATCGTAGCAATCCTGGGATTAGGCTGTATGCAGTCTCCAATGCCCTCATATAAAGTTTTTATGATAGTCTCGTACTGTTCATGCGTACAAGCTGTTGTTGTCTTTCCTGCCATTCTAACCATCCTCCTACTTACTGATTTTTCATCAAACCGGCAACGACATTGTTGATTGCCGTCTCAGATACAAACCCACCTTGCAACCTTACCGGGGAAAGAGAACCGTTAGGGAGAAAGAGCATATCGCCATGTCCCATGAGCTTTTCGCCGCCGGCCATATCCAATGCAACCATAGAGTTTGTGACTGTACCAACACGGAGACAGATCTTTGTAGGCATATTCGCCTTAATCAATCCGGTAACAACCTTTGCAACCGGGTACTGTGTAGCGATTACAAGGTGGATGCCGCAGGCACGGGCTTTCTGTGCGATTCTTACAATATGTCCCTCAACGGATTTTCCACCCATGCTCATAAGGTCTGATAACTCATCAATGAAAACTATGTCACGTCTCATAGGAGCATCTGCGAACTTCGCATTGTAGCTGTCAATGTCACGGCAACCGGTAGATGCAAGAACGGAGTAGCGGCGATCCATCTCAATACAAAGACTCTTCAATAGCTCAACCGCACCATTTACCTCAGATACAACCGTACACGCTGCAAGATTCTTGTAATACTCAAACTCTGTTGCTTTTGGGTCGATGATATATAAGTGCATCTGTGCCGGATTCTTTTTCATCAATAGAGACAAGATGAGGTTATGCAGAACGATTGATTTACCAGATCCGGTCATACCAGAAATGAGGATATGGCAAGCCTTGGCAATATCAATATAATGTTTAGAACCATCAACCGCCATGCCGATTGCCATTGTAAAACCATCGGTGGACTGGTACTCATTATCAATGAGCATATCGCCCAGGAACACGGTTTCTGTACCGGTCGGAACCTCAATATACACATAGCCATTATCAAATCTCAAAGAGGCGTTGCAATGTAAGGCTGCCTGAAATTCCTTTTCATGTCTCAAAATAGCTTGCACCTGAGTTCCGGGAGCCGGTTCAATAACATACTGTGTAAGGCGTGGCCCCTGGTTGATCTTTGCAAGGGTGGAGCGGAGGCGGAAAGAGTTCAATACACTCAATATGGTTTCGGCTTCGTTCTTTACTCCATGAGATCCCCATGAGGTGTGATAAGTCATATTGCCATCAACGGCAGGGAAGATATACGGCTTTGTAAGTTCATACGCCGGAGCGGTGGTAGCGGTCTGTCTCTCTGCGGACTCTTTCAGTCCTGCATTGAGAAGTGCGCGGGCCTCGTTGTGTTTTCTGTTTGCGGTCAATGCCTCCATACAGTTGATAAATACGCTTTTCTTTCTCATGGTTCTCAATCCTTTCTTTACCGGATGCCGGCATTACACAATTTGCTGTTCAATCTCTGCAACTCTTTCATGTAGGAGTCAATAGCGTCCTGTGATTTTGTATCACGCACAAGGCCTTTTGCCTGTCCTGCGTTCCCAATCATCGCCAAGATTCCATCACTTAACAAGGTCAATTCTCTATCGTTAAGGCTCATTACTACGTTACCCATTTACGTTACATCCATATTACAACGTGTTACATATCGTTACAATGTAACGGATTAGATTAAAATACTCTCAATCAATCGGCGGTTTCCTGGTGTAACCTCTCCGCCGTAGTTGGAAACGGTCAGAATCAGGTCAATAGCCGTTCTCAATCCTAGAAGCTCGGCAGATACCCGGCTGCGCTCATTGTGGTAATTCTTCAACGCCTCACGCTGAATAGGAAGCTCAATAGAAAGCTCAAAACGTGTGCGGCGTGGTGTGGATGGATTGTTATAGGTGCGATCCATTGCATCAATGGCAGCCATGCGGCGATCCTCTTCAATGCTCATGCGCTTTTCCGTTGCTTCAAGGCTTGACACCTTGGCCTGCAGTAACTCAAAACTGCTCATACCGTTCTCAATTCTCAATGCTGTATTATTCATGGTTTCTTATCCTCCTATTTTATCAATATATATTCCTGCTTGGTTTTCCACTCATGCGGTCACTCTGCTCGTCGTAGAATGAAAGCGGCAACTCTACGCCGTTTTGTCTATCGTCAATCATGTTTTTAGCTGCGATTATGTCCGCATCCGTCCGGCTCAATGTCCGGCGGTGTTTTCTTTTGCTTGGGTTGTTGTATCTCGTAAATTTTGCCATAATATAAATACCTCCTCATGCTGTGACTACTTCATAATTTGCCGGGATCCTGGTTACTGGCATATAACGGCCGGATGATTGGCAGAACCAGAAAGGGCGTTTGAACTGATACGCTGCGGCGTGTTTCAATAGTTCGATGCTTTCCCCAGTGTGGAGAGTAAAGCGGATCACTGCGCCGACAGGTAAATTTTTCAATGCGTGCGGATCTTTCTTTGCTTCAATGTTCTTTCTACATCTATCACGCCAACTATTGGCATACTCTGAATCAGTAGGGGAGAGAAGAGAGCGGATAGAGGCCGGGCAATAATCTTCGCATGGTCCGGAGCTTTCCTCCATTGTCTTAACTCCAAAGTTGAAATAATCCCGGCTGTTGGTGTGCGTCAATGCAACGGCGGCGTAATATGTAGCCCCAACCATGCAAGAGCGGACAACCTCATATTTTTTCGTGTCGTTCTGCCAGGTGTAAAGCTCGTCAATTTCTGCCTTTTTGTCAATAGCTCCGGTTCTTGTATAGTGTGTAGCGTGTGTATAATCCCATCCCATGATATAAACCTCCTTAATCTCTTACCGGCTCGCATTGTAAACAATGGTTTTTGCTAAAGGTTATCAATGCTTTTTTCGTGCCGTTCTCATGCTTGAAATTTTCAAAAAACTTTATCAATGTATCAAACTTGTAATAGTGCAAGCCTATTTCTGAATACTCAATATAGCGGCGATCCGTTATATATGTTCCTTGGTTGTCGGTGTACTTCTTAAAAAAACGCAGCTTTTCTATATATTCATCAATATTTACTGTTTGCCCCTCTTGCAGATGTTCCAATACTGCGGAGCGGTTCAGATATTTATAAGCCATCCTAAAGCCTCCGATCTCTCAATATATCCGGCGGAGCCGGGGCGGATGATCCGCCGCCGTCCGTCTATGCCTGCCATACTCCGCAATATTTACAAGTGCTATTAGGTGCTTCGGGTTCTCCGAAGATAAACCGGCGGATCTGGTCTTGCATGGTGTCCGGGATAAGCCGCGCCCACTGTGTAGCGTTCCGCCATCGGTTCACGGCTCTAGTTGCAATATAAAGCCGGTTGCGTGTCTCTGTGTCCATTTGGAAAACCTCCGCCAATGTATCAACGGCGTTTTGTTCCCTGTCGTGAACCTCTCGCGCATAATTAACATGATTTTTTCGGGTTGTGATTTCCTCAAAGGGACCACGGTATAAGGTTTTAGAGCTATAACAATATTCGTTGTAGGCCTCATTTTCTGCGGCTACTGCGTCAATAAGTCTTTCAATGTCGATTTTCATACTATGCGCCCCCTTTCTTTTTGGGCTCCATCTTGGAGAGTTTCACAATATCATAAAATGGAATAGAGGAGCGGGAACCGCGGAAAGTGTCGCGGATGTCCTCAATATAATTGTATCGTGTTTTCAATTCCTCAATATCTGCGGCTATTTCCTCATATTCTGCCGGGGTCAAGTCGTGTAAATGGCAATGATCCCACTTTTCAAAGAAACGGCGAGCCGGGGAGAACTTCGGCAACAGATCCCGCTGAGCCTGTCCGCCTCTGGTGTAGTCTAGTTTACTTCTGCAGAACTCATTCGCAGAGGTTGAGAAGTACGGCGCGGAGTTGGTGCCGAGGGTGTAAAAATTTACTTCAAAAGTGATCAATTTTGAAATCTGGAAAACATACATAAATTCTTTCATAACTCTATACAACCTCCTTTGCTGCTTCTCTTGCGCCCCATTTTGTAGCGTGTTCCTGGAACTCTCCAACTGTCTCAACGTGGAGAAAGTCAGGAGAGAAACGGCGCACGGTGTAAGCTCTGCGGCTGCCGTCAAAATTGTTTTCACTGGTAACAAAACAGCGGTTTTTATACAAAGCGGATTCTATACGAGATCCCCAATATTTGAACGTTTCACGGTCGAAAAAGTGGCCTTTTCCGGTTCTATAAATGGCTTTCGCCTCTGATAATGTCATCATAATATATAAGCCTCCTATATTTTGAGAGGGAGCGCCCCGGAGGGCGCGCGCCTCGTTTCTGTCAATTAGTAATTTTCGTAATATTCATTAAGGGCGGTTTTTTCGTCCTCTGTAAAAATACGGTCAATAGCTGCCGCGGTACGCTTGCAAGCCTTATAGGCCTTTAAGCCTTTGCGAACCTGATCCGCTCCGCCGTCAATATATCCAAACTCTGTTAAAAAGTCCGCCTCATCTGTGCAGCTATCAGCACAAGAAGCATCAGACAAGAGACAATATAAACAATCTTCTTTTGTTGGCTCATGCGTTGCGCTTGGGTTGCATTGATAATCAAAAGTGTAGCGGCGATTATTTGCCGGGTTGATAATGCGGCATTTATAGAGAACGTGGGACGGTGTAAAAAGGTCCTTTTGTTCGTCTGCCTCTGTTGCTGTGAATCTCAAAGAATCAATAATTTTTTCTGCTGTCATGGTCTTTCCCTCTCTTTTCCGTTGTTCCATCCGGGAAAGCCTGTTATAATAGGAGACAAGCCCCGGAGGGGTGGCGGCGGTCCGTGTCGCTTGGTAGGTGTAGCGGATCGCCCTTTTTTATTTTGTTTCAAAGTCGTTTGCGTCAGACTTGCAGACGGCGGCTTGCAGGGGTTCGCCTGTCCTATTCCCTTTTATGCTGCGTGTATATAGGCAACTCGTTCCAGCCATCGCCCCGGCTCAATAGTTCCGGAGCGGTTCCCGCTTTCCCCTGGGAGCGTCGGGGGCGTTAATCATTGTAAAAGTGGTAACTGCTTTCACTCAATGCCGGGCCGGTTTTATACCGCTTTCCCGATCTCGTGCGGTTCTGAAAGTTTCAAAGTGCTTTCATACTTCCAATAACTTAATTATCTTTTTTATATGTGCGGTGTGAATTGGTACACCCTAGCACAGGTTTACAATTTTCCTTTTGCCTGATATATGCACTCATTACCACAGGGGCAGCCCTCACAGGAGATACAAGCCGGAGGCGGTGGGGCGTGTGTTTCGGTCTCATCTTAATAAGTGCCGCGCCGCCGTTGCCTTGGTCCGGGTTGGTTCCCTTGGTCCGGTCTGCGGTGCGTTGTTCTTTTGGGGTACACCGTGCGCCCTTGCCTGCGCTTGTTTGTTTTGTTGAACGTCCGGCGGTTCGTTGTTGTCCGTTGCGGTTCGTTCTTTATGCTTGTATTGTAAAGCGTATTCTTTACAAAGTCAAGCGGAAAATTTACAAATTATTGCGGTTTGTGAAATATGTATAGCCGACTAAACAAAATAAGGGCGGTTTGTTGTGTAAATTGTACACTTTACAAAATGCAAGAAAACCCCGGCGCAGTGTTTACCATGTAAACGGCAGACTTGACAGGCGGCGCAGATTCCTATATATTAAAGGGGTACAGAGAGAAAGGAGGGCGGAGCCGGTGCGGTTGAGTTTTGGCGAAAAAATGCGCGTTATGATGAAACGGCGCGGGGTATCGGTGCAAGAGGTGGCGGATCGTCTGGGCGTGTCCCGGCAGAACGTAAACCAGAGACTAAACGCCGATAAATTCACGCTTGACGATATGGAGAAATACGCCGCCGCCATTGGTTGCGGTATAGAGATAGAAATAACAGAGCCGCCGGAGGGCGGAGCAGATCCACATATAAAATAAATAAGGATAGCCGAAAAAGTAGAACGTAGGGCACAGAGAGAAGCAGAAAGCAGCTTTTCCCAGTGTCCTTTTTATTTTGCCCGTGTGACAGCGTAGGACCGCCACAGAGGGCACAGAGGAAAGGAGGGCGCAGAGATGGCAACAGAGAAGAAAGAAACGGCACAGAGAGACGAAAACGGAGTAAGGAAACAGAGCTATAAACGTTTTAAGGAGGGGCGCGACTATGAACCAACGGACGCAGAAACAACGGCGGCTTTATGCGATGCCTTTTTAACTGGATTCCTGCAGACAGAGGAAACGCCGGAGGGCGGAGAGGTACAGAACAAAGGGGGACGGCCTAGGAAGTTGGAAACCGTAGAAGAATTTACAGAGGTAGCGGAAAAGTACATTTTATATATTAAGGATAGAGCGGCGGAGGGTGTGCGTTTGGTGCCTGATGTAGAGGGCTTTTGCAGCTTTGCCGGGATTTCTAGGGAAACGCTTAATAATTGGGAAACTGCCCGCCCTGGTGCGTATTCTGACACAATAAAAAGACTGAAAACCAGTATTGCAGCATTTAAGAAACAACTTGCCTTTGCTGGCAAGATCCCGCCGATCGTATTTGCTACGGACATGAACAATAACCACGGTTACACGCAGGCGGCGCAAAAGATAGATTTGAACGTAGGCAAGCAGGCGGCAGAACTGCCAACGGCGGCAGAGATTGCGCAGCGTTTACCGGTGGAAATGAGCGGAAAAGATCCGGCAGACACGGACGGAGATATAAATATATAGAATTTATGCGGTTTTGCGGTTCGTTTTCTTTTACTTTTACGAACTCCGGCACGTTTCCGGCGATTCTGGTGTGGAGATCCGGGGACAGGTCCGGCAGCTTATACCCTGGGGCGGGGGTGTAGAGCGGAGCGGATCAGGGGCAACTCACCCCTCTGAGTTCCCAAAAAATTAAAAAGCCCAAAACCACCCCAATCGTAAAATGGCAAAGAACCCTATTACTGTAAACCACCCAATTTACAATGTAAGTATAAACACGGCATCCGAATAACAAAAGGAAAGTGAGGACTTTACAAAACCACAAAATCCAAAATCGGCGGATGCCTACCGGCATAGAAAGAGAGAAATATGGAACAGAACAAAGAAACAGCAACACAGAATAAGCAGAGAGAGGCGGAGGTATGCAGAGAGAAGAAACAGACCGCATGGGACAAATGGAAAGAGGACACACTGCGGAAGTTCAACCGGACTGCATGACAGAGGCATACACCGTAGGGATCTCTGAAACACATATCAGAAACAATGCAACAGTATTCCGAGTATGGCAGATGATAGAATGTGGAGAACTTACCAGAGAAGAGGGATTGTACCTCATGGTAAATACGCTTGCGGATGAAAACCATCGTCTGAATCAAATGTGCAATGACCTCATAATGAGGATGCCGTCACGTCTGCACGTAGAAACGATAACAGGCGAAAAATAAAAATCGGCGGAGGCTTACGCCTCATAGGAGGTAAAACCGGATGAGCAATGAAAACAGCAATTCCAAAAATTCCACGGAAAATAAAAAGAGGTCTTGGCACAAGGAACCGTGGTATAAAAGGTTATTCGACAAGATTTTGGTATCGCATTTTCTTCCGTGCAAGCATGAGTGGGAAGTACTGGAAGTCCTCTGGACGGTACATGATTACGGCGGATTTAAGTGTGAGGTATGCAAATGTGGGTGTAAGAAATGCGGAGAAATAAGCATTGAGCAATTATTAGTATGAGGTGTAGGGCATGGATAGACCGGTAGAAATCACAAGAAGCTATGCAGAGTGCAAATTCTGTAACGATATTGCTGATATGTGCAATGAGATACCAGATTGTACTCACTGTGAGAATAGAAAAGGAACATGGATAGATACAATCACGAGCCTGCTTGGCACAAAAGCGGTTGTCGTTCTGGAAGATGGCAAAGTGGAGACATATCCATTGGATAGACTTAAAGTTATCACAAAGAGGGAGAGATAATGAAGATCATTGAAGAAATTGGCGAAGCTGCAATGTTGGAGCAGCTTGCTGAGGAATGTACCGAACTTGCAAAGGCGGCACTCAAAATGGCAAGGATCATACGAAAAGAGAATCCGACACCTGTAACAGAGAAAGAAGCCATAGCAAATATCAGAGAAGAGTACACGGATGTCGTACAGTGTGCCGGAGAACTTTCATTGACCGTAGATGAGGAACAGATGGCACGCAAACACGAACGGTGGGAAAAGAGAGTGAGGGATAGAACATGATACCATTCAGGCATTGCATAAGGGAACCGCACGGATCTGCAGTGAAATTTGAGATACTGGCAGCAGCACCGAATGAGTTTCAGGTACGTTACCCAGATTATGATTACATTAAAATGGGAGTCGGACCGTCAGTGATGTATAACAGAGAACAATTACTGTGTTTCCTACTGACATATGACAAGGCAGAGTGCCTTGAATTTATGGAAAAACTGTATCATCACATGGGATGGTCTGCTGAAAAGCTGCATGAGAATCCGGCATTTGCCGAAGTGATAAAGGAGAAAGAGGCATGATAGCACGTTTCTTACAGGATATTGTCGTAAATGACATTGAGAAGAATATGGAAATGACTATTGATAAGGGCGAAGAACTCTTTGCCATCGACAGAGGAACCCATTATGAGCTGAGAAAGGCTGACGGATGGGGAACTATGGCTCCGAAAGAGTGCGAGGGCGAATATTATGAGATCATCAAAGAATAAAAATCCGTGTTTTGATTGCCTTGCATCAGAAAAAGAAAATGAGGAAGTATGCAGGACCATACGGGCGATATTAAACAAGCACAATAGCGTACAAGTGGATCTGAACGATCCGGGCAGCATAGGAACATTAACCATAGGGGATTGCACATTTAACGTGTATCTTGGAGGTACAACACTGAATAGGCTGTCGCTTCTGCCGGACAAGGATGTATATAGGCGTGTATTCACACTGATAGAGGTGTAGGGGGTATGTATGGAAAATGAGACAAAACCACAGCTCTTTATCATGGATGAATGGCTCGGAAACCCCATACCGCTTGCGGAAATTAAGGAAATATCTGAGCCTACATTGAATGAAGAGTATGATATGCCTAATATTTCACATCTGAAAGATGGTTTTGAAATACCTTTTGAAGTGAAAATGAAGAAATCTGCCATAAACAAGTTGTTTCAACCGTGTTTTGGCAGAGAACCTTACAGAAATCTCGGAAAATGCGCCAAGTGCATACTAAAAAAGGACTGCGTTGTGGCGAAAATCGAGAACAATTTCAACATGAGATTAAGGGCATACCACCCTTGATAATAAATCACAAGGAGGACACCAATGGAAGAGAAAGAAAAGAAACCGTGGAGACCGCCAGAAGCGGCACATTTACCCGATCCGATAGCGTTTGCCATGCAGGGTTTTGAACGTTTTGGATTACCGAAAGAACGACTGATACCGCCATTACAAACATTTGACAGAGTGATACAACACTCGGCATTTACCGAAAACCGATGGTGGGAAAATGCAAGACAGGTAACGGCAACATCATCGGCAGAACAGTGGCGGAGAGCGAGCATCGAAAGAGTACGTTGTCTCGGAGAACCATGGCCGGATTTTGATGATATACCGGTTGCGAGTATCGCAGAGGATTTTTCACAGAAATGTCAAAATGCCACAATCGGATTGTTAAGAGATCAGGTTATAGCGTCATGCGCTATTCCGGGAGAAACATCGTTTAGAGACATTTTTAACCAGTTAGGTATTAAGGAGGACAATATGGATAGAAGTTTAGCGGACAAGAAATTTAAGAGAGTAACTATTGAGTGCGAGGACGGCACGACTTACGCTGGAAAGATCAATCATGTATGCGGCAGCCCGTATCGTTGTGACAAACTGTGTGTAGAAGCAATGGTTGAGGACAAGCCTATTGGAGCATACGGTATCGAGAAAGTCCTGTTCCAGAATCCGGCAACAATCGTATTTTGGTCTGACGGCACAAAGACGGTTGTAAACTGCATGGATAATGTGGAAATCAAGAAAAAGGTTGTTGATGGCAAGGAAGTAACCATTCGTAAGCCTAAAAAGGCTGATACCTATTCTGAGGAAGCCGGTCTGGCTATGTCTATCGTGAAGAAATGGGCCGGCAACAACGGAAATTACAACAATATCTTCCGTGAGTTCATTCCTGAGATGGCGCAGGCTGAAAAAGAGGCAAAGAAAGCTGACAAGAAAGCTAAAAAGGCGCAGAAATCGGAGGAATAACCAATGACGCTGAGGGAATTTGCCAAGGGATATGACGGCAACATTATGCTGAAAGCATTTGAGAACGAGAAATCAACAACTCCGACAGCAATTATGATGACTCAGATTACGGATTCTATCAAGGATGAGGTTCTTGACAAAGAAGTATACAGCTACACAATGGTTTGCACTTCACTGTTTGAACGGTATCTGAGAGTGAATTTTGAAGCTGTGCCGGAGATCCCAAACGAAACGGAGGAAACCACATGAGAACCTATTTTTTTGACACAGAGTTTACTGGTCTGCGTAAGGACACAACTCTTATCAGCATAGGAATTGTCTCAGACACAGGAGATAGGTTCTATGCAGAGCTGACGGACTATGATGAGGGTATGTGTGATGAATGGATTGAGAAGAATGTTCTCGATCATTTGGTTTTGAGTGGCAATGCGGAGTTAGAAGAAAGTCTGGCAGCCGACAATAAAACAACGACTGTAATCGGCAGTAAGGCAGATGTTTGTTGCGAACTTATGGAATGGCTTGAAATGGACGCTAATTTTGACAGTGATTATGCTGCGGTATTCGTTTCAGATGTCTCGCATTACGATATGGTGTTACTGATTGACTTATTGGCAGGAAACGCTATGAAGTTGCCTGAGTTTATTACACCGGCTTGTCACGACATCAATCAGGACATTGCAACGATGCTTGATATTTCAGAAAAGGCAGCTTTTGACATTTCGAGAGAACAGCTCCTTACAGACAGAGGAATTGATTTGCCGAAAGGTCAAAAACACAATGCACTCTACGATGCGGAAGTTGTCAAAGCGATATATGAGGAATTTTTCTCTGTGGGGGGGGTAAAACAGGGAGGTAAGAATGGATAAGGGACAAATCTTAATGGATTACCGCTTGGCGAAGAACCATAAGAGACAGATACCCATTCTTGCGGACTTGAATGTGTGCGACACGCAGACAATAGTAGAAATTCTGGAAGAGGGCGGCTACAAGTGTATGTTCAATACGAATGGTGTGGATATTTCCGTGAAGAAAACAGAGATTGAGCAAAAGTATTCTTCCGGGGAATCCATAGCCGCCCTTGCAATGGCATATCACATTTCAAAGAAACAGATTAAGGTACTTCTCGGAGTAGAAGAGACGGAGGAAAAAGGAACCATGTCTGAGCAGGAAATGATAAAGAAACTCGGAGAACTTACGAGCGAGGTTGAAAAACTGAAAGCAAACAAGAAATCTCTGGAAGAAAGAAATGCGCAAGTAGAAAAAGAGAATGATGATCTGAGGAAACAGATTGAACAGCTTGAAAGTTTCAATGCAGAGCTGGATGCCACAGTCAAGGAACAGACTGAAATGCTGAACGGTGGAAAGTTATATGAGGACTATCAGGAAGTTTGCATTAAGAACAGCAAGCTCAACGCAACGGTTGATGTCCTGGTAGAGAAAATCAGTATGCTAAAGGCGGTGGGCTGTCATGGATAATGGAATGGAACTCAGAGTGAAAGATTATTGCGCTTTCTGCCCTGATTTTGATGCTGATGTTGATAAGGTTGATATTACTGTATTGGCGGATCGTACACAAAGGGCATTAACGACTATCAGATGCAGACACGCCGAAAAGTGCGAAAGAATATACGGGAGAATACAGGAGGGCAGAACCAATGAAACAACGGTGGTACAAAGTAGTGTTTGAAACCATTGAGAGAAAACCAATCCGCAGAACTGTTACCGTATGCAGCACGGACAGTGTTCATGCGTCTGCTCTGGTATATCAGCAGTTCGGCAGAAAGAAAATCAAGGTAAAATCTGCCAAGAAAGTAAAGGAGAGCGAATGATGGATAATTTGAACTTGAAACCGCAGTCCCCGGATGAAGTAAAAACCATGATGTGGACTGGGGAAAATCAGCGTGAAATGTTCGATCTGCTTACTTGCGGCAAGAAAATTGATGATTATATGACTGCCAGTGGAGAGAACTTTTTCATAGACCATAGCACCGTAAAAGGTGGGTTGGTGATCGTTACCAACATAGGAAATCAGTGCGGATGCAAAATACCGGTAAAGATAGGGGATTATGTGTGCGGTCGCAGATATGGAGATAAATGGTGCTTTTCCGTTGCAGACGGTACGGCTTTCGAGAACAATACTTGTGGAACTCTTGAAAAGAGAGATGGGAAAGAAAAACCGATAGACATATTCAAAAACCAAGAGCAGTTAGAAGAGTGCCTGAGAGAGTGGCAACACAGATTATTCCTTGATGGGTGGCTAATACTGGCACATGTTAAGGATAAGATTACGAACCCTAATGGAGAAGAGGTAATTGACGCTGCCGGATATAACACATTCATATTTGAATCCAGTCAGGCAAACATCCAGTTACTCAGCGATGAATCTTACAAAGAGAACAATACATTGTTCAAACACTGCATGGAAAAGGATCTTGTGCATGAACTTTTACATTGCAAGTACGATTGGATGGGATGCCAGGGTGGAGCCTATGAGGGCGTGTATCTGGATGCGACCGAACACCAGAAGCTAGAGGAAATGGCAAAGAGTCTTATCATGGCAAAATATGGTGTCGGTTATGATTACTTCATGTGAGGTGCAATATGACAACGGTGGTGGTCTATAAGACCGATACAAAAGAAGTTCTGGCAGCTATTCCGATGGACGGCGGAGATGCCGTCTGCCGGAATGATGTGGAATTTCAGATTTACAACGGAACAGAGCCAATATTCACGGAAACTCCCGGAGGAATCGTATTGGCAGAAAACAAATTTATGATAAAGATGGAGGGCAACAACAATGAAAAATAAAGGAACATGGATTATTGTCGGCATTGTAGCCGCATTTGTATTACTGATAGCAGGAATTTTTGTAAGTACCAACAACAGAGCGGTTTCGTTGGAGGAACAGGTCTTTACGGCTGACTCTGATATTCAGGCACAGGAGAAACGCAGAACGGATCTTATCTACAATCTGGCAGATTGCGTCAAGGAGTACGATAAGCATGAGGCGGAGACTCTTCTTAATGTCGTAGAAGCAAGAGGAAACAATGGCAGCACCACAGATATTGAGAATGTGACAACTTCCATAGCTGCGGTTGCCGAAGCATACCCGGAATTAAAATCCAACGAGAATTACAAGGAACTGATGAATGAACTTTCAACCACAGAGAATATGATCCTGCAGTACCGCACTGCCTACAATAATGAGGTAAGGGCGTATAAGAAATATGTGCGTAAATTCCCACATAAGCAGATCTTGGGAGTTATGGGATATGAGGTTATCAATTATGACTATCTGGAATACAGCGAAGAGGACAGACAGCCGGTAAGCAATCTGTTTGGAGAATAAGCCTATGAGGAAATGGAGTAAGATAATCTACTCCGGCAACGGTTGGGATATGACGGTGCGTGAACTGATGTTTAGCATCGTCATTATCCTTATCATGCTTATAGGTGGATTTTTCATTAGTGAAAAGATAGCTTCACACAATGACGAACAGAATCAGGAATACTATCAAGCCATGCAGATTGATGGAAATGCAGAACTGTTTCAGTACGGTATGCGAACTGATGTAGGAAATGCGTTTGTGAAAGGAAATCTGGTGGCAGTAGATCCTGTTACAGATCCGGGAATAGGTGGAGTACCAGCTGCCTACATAAAGGTTGAGGAACAACACTACAACCGACATACGAGACAGGTGGCACATACACGGACGGTAAATGGGAAAACGCAGACTTATTACACTACGGAGGTATATTATTCGTGGGATTACTACGATAGTTGGGAAAGCCATAGTCAAACGGTGTCATTCCTTGGCGCGGAGTTTCCGTATGGAAAAATCCAGATGCCGGGGTCTTACCTGTATGACACAATTAAGCAATCGTCCCATGTGAGGTATTTGTACTATGTTATCAACACGGAATACAGCGGAGTTATCTATGCCAATCTCAAAGATAATACCATAGAGGACGGAACACCGTTCATTCAGGCAGATACGATAGATGAAGCGGTGGACTATATGGTTTCAAACGGAACTGCCGGGCTGGTAATTTTCTGGGTTGTATGGGTAATTCTGATCGGAGCAGCCGTGTTCGGGTTCTGCTATTTTGATAATAAGTGGTTGGAGGATTAGAGATGTATATTGTAGATCAGGACCGTAGCAACGTAGTTAATATCGGCAATATCAAAAGCATTGCACTCAACGGAAAAAGAATTACCGCCGATGATTACACACTTGCGGCTTACGATACAGAACAGAGAGGGAAAGAAGTATTTGAACAGTTACTTGGGAATGCTTTTCCTCCTGATATGATAGTAGCCAAGAATTGCAACATATCCGAGGATGCCGTAAAGGACCTAGAAATGGATCATAGCATTATTATGGTTAGTGGCAACGGACAGGCGGATGTTACAGCGTATAGCTGCGGAGTTTATTATATGCCGGAGGAATAAAAGAATGGTAGATGTTATTTTAGCAATTATTTGGATTGCGATATTGGTAATTTACATTGTTGTGGGTTGGAAAGATGCAAAGTCCAACAATGAAGTAAAGAAAGAAATTACACAGATGAATGAGCTGCTGTTGGAACAGAACTCTCAGCTCAAAGAACAGAATAAGCATCTTAATATGGTTATTCTGAGTGTTTGCAGTAAGAGTGTACGAGATAGAAAAGACCAGGAGGAAAAACGTGAAAAAGAAACGGAAAGAGACACGCCTGAAAAGGAAACGCCTGAAAGCAGCGTATAACACAATCTTAGAAGAAAACCGCCGATTAAAAGGTTGGCAATCGGTGTATGGCAGAAAAGAGATTAGAACATTTGGAGAACGCAAAATACTCACAATATTTGAAGCAGGAAGTGACAATATGGGAGAAATCATAAAAGACAGAATGGCAGTTGGAATTGGCAGAGCACTTAAAGAAAATGGCGCAATTCAGTTTGAAACATACGATGATCCTATGAAATGTGGAATTATTGTGGATGCGAAAGTTAAAATCGTTATGCCGTAGGTATATTACAGAGCCGTGTAGAGCCGTGAGAAAGGATGAATTTTCATGGCTCAACACGAACTATCGAATAAAGAGATTATCGTAAGGCTTCTGAAAAGCGATCTGAGTGATTATGACAATCTTCTGTCCTTACTCGGAATGGCAAATGAGGTTATCCGGGAAGATAAAGAACTTTCACGGAAATTGGCGAATAAGGTCAGATTCCTTGCACTGAGACTATGTGCGACAGGAGATATTAAATATTACGATTTGTACAATAAGGCTCTTTTGTTCTTGGCGCAGGAGCATAAGGATTTTGACTCTTATCTGCTTTATGTGGAAAAGAACAGAGATCCAGAGGACAGATACTATCAGCCACGAAGAAATAAGATTTATTGGCTTGTACAGAAGATGCAGAGGCTTATTGATGATGAGTTGGATATTCTATCAATATCAATGCCTCCTGGCACCGGCAAGACCACACTGGGAGAGTTTTTCATATCGTTTGTAATGGGGCATTACCCCAACACACCAAACCTTATGTCCTCCCATTCTGGATTTATGACGAGAATGTTCTATGATGCCGTTCTCAACATAATTACCAGCAATGAATATTGTTGGAGCGATGTGTTCCCGGACATTGTATTTGAGGGAAATAACGCAAAAGAAGAGACAATAAACCTTGGAAGATGGCAACCGTTTAAGACACTGACCTGCAGACCAATCAGAGGTTCTCTTACCGGTGTTACCCGTTGTGAGGGATTTCTGTATGTGGATGATTTGGTTTCCGGTATCGAAGAGGCTCTGTCTATTGATCGTCTGGATAAGTTGTACGGAGAGTACACCACAGACCTTAAATCTCGTAAAAAGAAGAAAGCAAAAGAGATCCACATTGCAACACGATGGAGTGTGCATGATGTTATTGGCCGGCTTGAAAGAATGTATGAGGGCAATCCGAGGGCAGAGTTCATTGCTGTTCCAGACATTGATCCTCAGACCGGAAAAAGCAACTTTGATTACGATTATGATGTTGGATTCGATGAGAAATACTTCCACGATATGGAAATGTCGATGGATGATGTCTCATATCGCTGCCTGTATAAGAGCGATCCGATTGAGAGAGAGGGTATTCTGTATCATCCAACAGAATTACAGAGATATATCGGAGGACTGCCGGACAGAGAACCGGATTCTATATTGGCAATCTGCGATACCAAGGACACCGGTACAGACTACAACTTCCTCGGAGTTTTCTATCAGTACGGAGACAGATACTATCTGGAAGATCTGGTATTCAAAAACATCGACCCTGGAACCTTGGACGAACTCAACTCAGATATGCTTGTTAAGCATCATGTACAGCAGGCACAGTTCGAGAGCAACAAAGAGGGTAGCAGAACCGCAAATGAAGTTGAGAGACTTGTCAAAGCAAAAGGCGGCAGATGCCATATTACGAAGAAATACACTACTCAGAACAAAGAGACCAAGATCATCGTCAATTCTTCATGGGTTAAGGAACACGTCATATTCAAGGATATTACAGAATATGAGCCTAAGAGTGATTACGGTGTGATGATGTCATTCCTTTGCAGTTATACACAGCTCGGAAAGAATAAACATGATGATGCGCCGGACACTCTGGCAATGTTCGCCCAGTTTGTAGATGCTCTTCTTGGCGGAGAGGGACAGGTAGTAAAGAGAAGCGACTTAGGAATATAGAAAGGGATAGCATGGGACAATATAGTTTCGCCACCAACTTAAAAAAAGAAAGAACGAATAGGGGAATTACACAACACGAACTTGCAACGGGCGTTCATGTGGCGCAGAATACCGTGAGCGATTGGGAACAATGCAAAAGCTATCCGTCAATCGACAAGATATACGATATAGCAAATTTTCTCAAAATCCCTGTAAGCAAGTTGATTTCTGATGTTCAGAAAAATGGTTGTAAAGCCGACTGCACACAGAAAAACAAATTTTTTTGAAAATTTTGCTTAGTCCACTTGACAAAGAATGTTTAGTACGCTATACTACGACCATACCAAGCGACACGGACATAAGTTAAGCGGAGTGAACACAAGGTATTTGGCATTAAAGTTTCTCCTAACCATTACGGCACAGCAACAGTGCCGTAATATGGGAAGTAAGCTAACTCGGTAGAAGCGATGGACTGAAAATCCATAGGAGTTGGTTCGACACCAACACTTCCCACTTAGGAATTGTTGTTCCCCGACAGCAATCCCACATCGGAGGGTTCACACTTATGATGGACCTCCGAAACCTCACATGGAATCTCCCAAAGTGTGAGGTATGGACCATTAGCTCAGTTGGTTAGAGCATCCGGCTCATAACCGGACGGTCTGGGGTTCGAGTCCCTGATGGTCCACGCATGGCAATCCGGCACGAAACTATAAATATAGCCATGGCAGTGAAGCTACGCCAAGATACACCGGAGGAAGTAAGGCGGCTGAGTGCGGCGGTGTAGTGCAGAAACGGTATGACTACCGCATGACCGTGACGGCTACCAGAGGTAGCAGACAAGAGAGGATGCAAAAAGATGTATATTCCTGAATTTTGGTGCGGTGTTGCCGCAACGATAATCACAGAAGTAATAATTGCAATCGCATATTCCATATATGCAGACCACAAGAAAGGAGGCAAGAAGTAATGAACAAAGCTGAATTAGTACAGGCAATGGCTGACGATGCCGGACTTTCCAAAAGTGATGCTGAAAAAGCACTCAACGCATTTGTTGAGATCGTAGGCGGAGAACTTGGAAAAGGCGGAAAAGTGCAGTTGGTCGGTTTTGGAACATTTGAAGTGACTGAGCGTGCTGCCAGAGTTGGTAAGAACCCTCAGAACGGAAAAGAGATTTCCATTCCGGCTTGCAAAGCACCTAAGTTCAAAGCCGGTAAAGCACTGAAAGATGAAGTAAATCGCTAAATGATCGGAGCGAACTTGGTGTAGTGTGGTGGTTCGATTCCTATATGCACCGCTATGAGGCCGTATTCCACCGGTGGAGGAGGTCTCAGAATTTGGAGTTGCCGGAATAGGTAGACGGATAATTATAGTAAAGGAATGGGGTAGGCGAGAGGTAGGTGCGAGGACAAGCCACAGAAACAGCCGTAATCCTACCGCCCCAATAAACTACTGAAAATCATAACTATTGTACCGAGTACCAACAGCGAAAGGTGTGGCTAACAGTAGCATAGTTCCATAGTGGGTGCAAATCCCATTACTCCAAAGCCGTCCTGACTTCGGACGCTAAACCAGTTGGGGTTAGAGAGATTACCCGAAAGATAGTTCCTATTGGCATACCCGGTGGTTAGGGTGTATCACAGCAAACCATAGTGAGTGTACGGAAATATTTAATCAAGTCCACCGTTCAGGATGTCGGCTGTGTGACGGTTAAGAGTGATTATGCGAGAAATACGACATAGCAGAAAACTCAGAGGTTCTTGTGGGGCGAAGAACCATTATGGCGGAGTGGAGCAGTGGTAGCTTGCCGGGTTCATGCCCCGGAGGTCACAGGTTCAAATCCTGTCTCCGCAATCTTGCGTGGTAGTTCAACGGAGAGAACATTATGAGCGGTTGTCATGCTTCATGTGACACGGACAGCAATAATTCTTTTTTCGATGGTAACGAAGAGATGATGGTTCGATTCCATCCCACGCAACTCATACGGTGTCTCAAAGCAAAAGTAACCAGAGACTTAATGATTCGCGGCTAGGTGTGAAAGCCGAGGACACGGAATGTTAATTTGCCCTAAGCGAAGAGATTGTGAGATGAAACACACAAATAATCAGAACGCCGTATAAAACAGAATATGGAGAGGTGGCGGAACTGGTAGACGCAATTTACATTGTGAAAACGTATCATTTCTGTGATACAAACAGCAAACAACACACTAGGGAATAAATGTAGTGTAGGTTCAAATCCTACCCTCTCCAATCAAGGCGATGGCGCAAATGTCCTTATAAATCAAGAAGATGCGCCAATGACATGAGTGAGGTAGCTCAGTTGGTAGAGCACGAAAGAAAAATGGATCATGTTTGTGATCCAAACAGCAATCTTTCATTCCATGCTAAGGACGTTGTCGGCGGTTCGAGTCCGTCCCTCACTCTATATGGCGATGTGGCGCAAAGGGAGCGCAGCAGCTCTGTTAAGAAGAATGTCATGTTAGTGGCATAATCAGCAAACTCCTTTCAATAACAATCCCAAGCTGCGGATAGGGGTTCGATTCCTCTCATCGTCTCTGCCCCGATTGCCGGTTATGGTAAACCGGATGGAACATGGTTGACAGGAGTGTTCCTTACAGCAATCGAGCATACGGGTTCAAGTCCTGTCGGGGCAATTAAGTGACGCTTACAGAAATCTTTCAAAACAGAAAATTCCATTGACAATATTTTCCCGTTTGAAACAGCGTCATGTAAAGAAATGAGGTTGCCTATGAACCGAAAAGAAGATTATAGGGATATGGAAAAGTATCATAAGGCGTATCAGAGACAGCATAGGAGATATTACAGCAAAACGTCATTTCTATATCCGTCTCATCCGTGGACGGCAAAGGAAGATGCTATGGTAATTAAACATGAGATTACCGATTCTGAGCTGTCTGAAAAAATAGGTCGTTCTGTTGGTGCGATACATAACAGACGGTATGAACTTAAAAAGTTAGCCAGATAGGCATAAAACTTTATAGGGGACGCTCACAGCAAATTATTGGATATGACTGTTAATCATAAAAACCAATAGCGTCCTGAATGAACTTACAAACAATTTTATTATGGGACTCCTACAGCAATCACAATGGTTAAAACAATGTCTGCAAAACAATGTGAAGTGGTTCAATTCCACAAATGAGAGTCCTGGAAAGAGAGGAAACAATGAGCTTCGCAGATGCAATGAGAGAAGAGGGTAGATTTACCCGGACTGAAAACGGTGCAGTGGCACTGAATACTTCTGGCGATGCCAGATTGGATCTGTTTGGTACAATCGGATCGCTGAGAGAGGCTGATGAGAACAGAATTACCACCCTGTTTGCTGAGGCATACGCACAGGACAAACTCTTTGCTACAAAGATTGCGTTCTATGCAAGAGACATTCGTGGCGGTCTTGGAGAGAGAAAGACTTTCAGAACCATTATCCGTTATATGGCAGAGAAACACCCAGAAGCACTCAGACCGAACCTTGATTTGGTTGGCGTGTTCGGGAGATATGATGATCTGTATGAGCTTATCGGTACTCCATTGGAGGACGATATGTGGGTGGCAATGAAGAAACAGTTTGAGGAAGATTTACAGAACCTCAATGCCGGAAATGCAATTTCTTTACTTGCAAAATGGATTAAGACCGCAGATGCAAGCAGCTCTGCCACAAGAAAACTCGGAATCCTTACGGCGCAGAAATTAGGCTATCCGGTCTACAATTTCAAGAGAATCGTCCGTAGTATGAGAAAACAGATCGGTGTCGTTGAAAGTCTTATGTCAGCCGGAAGATGGGATGAAATCAAATACCCGGAAGTTCCGAGCCGTGCAATGATGATTTACCGCAAGGCATTTATGAAACATGATGCTGAGAGATTTGGAGAGTTTATCAGCAAAGCAGAAAAGGGAGAGGTAAAGATCAATGCCTCAACACTATTCCCTTACGATATTGTTGAGAAGATCCTTTACGGCAGAGAGAGCAACAAGGTACTTGAAGCCCAGTGGAAAGCCTTGCCGGATTATGTGGAGAAAGGAACAAACGCTTTAGTTATGGCGGATGTGTCCGGCTCCATGAGAGGCAGACCTATGGCAACATCAATCGGTCTTGCAATCTATTTTGCAGAGAGAAATGTGGGTGCATACCACAATCTGTTTATGACATTCTCTGACAGACCGGAGACGGTTATTCTGAGGGGAGAAACCCTTGAACAGAAGATTTGCAACGTGAGCAGAGCAAATTGGGATGGCAACACAGACCTTAAAGCTGCTTTTGAGAGGGTTCTTGAAATTGCGAAAAAGCATAATACTCCGCAGGAGGAAATGCCGAAAGCAATCGTTGTTATCTCTGATATGGAAATTGACTATTGCGGAAACCGTGAGTGGTCTTTCTATGACAAGATTGCAAATAAGTTCCGCAAGGCCGGTTATGTAATCCCTAACATTATCTTCTGGAATGTGAACAGCAGACACGATGTATTCCATGCAGATCACAACCGTAAAGGCGTGCAGCTTGCAAGCGGACAGTCCGTGACGGTATTCAAACAGATCCTGCAGAACCTTGGCTACAATCCGGTTGAGGCTATGGAGAATACAATCAATTCTGAGAGATATGATTGTATCACAGTCGAATAGAGTAAATACTGACCGGGGCAAATAGCTCCGGTCAAATAAAATATAAAAGGAGATAACCACCAATGAAAACACCCTACAATGAAATTGTGAACATCGCAAGTATTGGTTCACAGACAAATCCGATTTCTCTAAATGAGATTTTGAGAAAGGCAAACGATGAGCAGCTTACACCGGCAGCACAAAACAAAGAGAGAGTATTGTTTCTCGGAATTGATGTGCAGCAGGACTTCATGGATAATGGAGCACTCGGAGTTCCCGGAGCACACGGCGATGTGGAGAGAATGACACAGTTTATCTATAACAACATGGATAAAATTACAAACATTGCGGTATCTATTGATACCCACACACCACATCAGATTTTCCATCCGTGCTGGTGGATTGATGAAAATGGCAACAATCCGGCTCCTTACACACCGATTACGCTGGCAGACCTTGATTCTGGAAAGTACAGAGCTGTTATCTACCCTCGCCAGAGCCGTGACTATGTAGAACATCTGGAAAAAGACGGAAAGAAAACCTTATGCGTATGGTCTTACCACTGTTTACAGGGTACATCTGGTGCGGCATTTGAAAATCAGTTTGCCAACATGATTTATTTTCACTCTGTTGCAAAGAAAGCCGTTACGCAGCGTCTTGTAAAAGGACAGGATCCACTCAGCGAAATGTACGGAATTATCAAACCTGAGTATGATACAAAGAACTACATCAATATCGACTTCCTGAACAAACTGGAAAATTACGACAAGATCATTATTGCAGGAGAAGCAAAGAGCCATTGCGTATTGGAAAGCATTAAACAGATTCTCGAACATTACGCTAATCGCCCAGAGATCACTCAGAAAATCTATATCCTGGAAGATTGTATGTCCTCCATTCCTGGGTTTGAGGATGTTACTGAACAGACCTTTGATGATTTTAAGAAAACGTACCATGTAAACATCGTGAAAAGCACAGATGATATTTTGTAGGAGGTAGCCGGTATGAATGAAACAGAACAGGTAATTGACGGATTAGATGAGGTTGAGATCGCAAATACCTCCATTGATGAAATCGACAGTGAGAACATCAATTTAATTTTTGTCGGAATCGACAAGTCTGGTTCTATGGGAATGTATGAAAGAGATATGGTAAAAGCTCTTTCGGATTTCAAAGATGCACTTATCAATTCCAAGGAATGTGATGAGATTCTGGTTGCAAGAGCAGACTTCTCCGACAGTGCAACCGTAGGAGGCTATAAGCGCATTACAGAGTTTGACACTTCGTATAGCACCGATGGATGCACAGCTATGTACGATACGATCATTGATGGAACTGAGAAGTTGAAAGAATACAGAGACTTCCTCAAAAATGAGGGAATGAGAGTAAAGGCCGTGTTTGCAATTTTCGGAGATGGGATGGATAACTCTTCTCAGCCGGGAGGGTTTGCAAAGGCAAAGAAAGCGGTAGAGTATCTGAACGTGGAAGAAATCGTTACTGCGTTTATCAGTTTCGGAGGACAGGCAACACAGGAGGCGAAAGACCTTGGATTCAAGAATATCCTCGATGTAAGCAGTTCTGCATCAGAACTCAGAAGAGCTTTCAACTGCTTATCAAAATCAGTGATTGAAAACTCCAAGAGTGCCGTATCGAAACAGGATGATTTTTTTGACGTATAAAAAATGAGAGTAGAACGGCGATCCTAAAAGGGGTTGCCGTTCTTTTTTGTGGGAGGAAATACAATGGTTATAAATAAAATCGGTCAGCAACATATCGACTACGGTACGAATTGCCAGGACTACGGAATTGAATTTGATGGGATGAAAGTTGTTTGCGATGGCTGTTCGGAGGGGAAACATTCGGAAGTTGGAGCAAAAGCGTTTTGCCATCTTTTGAAAAATGACAGCAGAATTATACATGAATGTAGTGTATATACTGCCGCAGCCGCTTTTGGAGAGATACTTGGTCTATTCGGGCAGACTTCCGGCTCAATCAGAGATTTCCTTTGTTTTACGATCCTTATGGTTACTGAAAATGAGACACATTTCATGGTAGATTACTGCGGAGATGGTTTTATCGTGAAAGAACGTCTGGACGGAACGATTGAGTTTGAAGAACTATCTGACGGAGAATACCCGAAATACTTTGCCTATAATTATGTGGATAAGGATATGCTCAAACAGTACAAAGATGGTGTCATTTTTTCCACAAAGGCTTTTCCAAAAGACGAATACAGGAATATTGGTGTAGCGTCTGACGGAATACGATTCGCCATGAAAGATGCACAATTTAAGAAAGAATTTACGGAAGCCCTGCAGAGCGGTAAGGAAGTAAGGGTAAAGAGGTTTATAAACAAACATCAGAGAGTATTCCAGGATGATACAACAATCGTATTGTAGGAGGGCATTATGAAAATGGCACTAACGAGGATAGGAAAAGAAAAGATAAGACAGCTTACCCCCATAACGGAGGGAGGCGAGGGATATATCTATGAGTTTGGCAACGATATTCTGAAAATTTACAAACCCTGTGTTGATATTGCAGCCAAGGAAAAGAAAGTTGCCATGCTCATTGACAAACCACTGCCAAAGGAGGCTATTAAACCGATTACGGCAGTGTATGACAATAACAATAAGTTTATTGGTTACATTATGCCAAAAGCCGTAGGAGAGGAAGTAAGAGTTCTCACAAGTAAAAAATATCTGAAAGCGAATGGGATAACCACGAAAGATATTTTGGAAATACTCGTAAAGATAAAGGACACCGTGAGAGATATACATTCCGCCGGAGTGTGTATTGGGGATCTGAACGATCAGAACATCCTCTTTGACAAAACTGGAAATGTGTACTTTATAGATTGCGATAGTTGGAGCGTGGAAGATGAAAAATGTGAAGTTTGCATGGACTTATTCAAAGATCCATTGATGAAAGGAAATGATTTTTCAGAGGAAACAGACACATACGCAGAGGCAATTTTGATTTGGAAAACCCTTACAAGGATTCATCCGCATGGTGGGACTATGACACCAGATATGGATATTGTAGAACGTATGAAACGAGGAATATGCGTAATAGACAATCCAAAAGTAAAAATACCAAGAACGATTAAACCGTGGAAAAACTTATCTCCTTATCTGGTTGATTCTCTGAAAAAGATTTTTGAGAATAAGAGCCGATCTATGGGGGATGAATTAAAACACATGGCAAAACACCTTAAATTCTGCGATGTACACCAGGAGTTTTATTATGGCAAATATGCTCGTTGTCCGCTATGTGATAATAATGCAAATGTTCTTACTAAGCCGGTATCACAAGGGGTAACAGGAGGGCTTACACTTATTACGATGCTCAAAGGAAACGATGTAAAAATTGTTCTAAATGAGCAGTGCTATATCAATAATGCCGGAGAAGTAGTGGAAGTTAAGAATGGGAATAAATTCACATACGAAAGCGGAATTAAATACCATTTCGCAGAGGTTGGAGCAGAGAATATTGTAATAAAAGCGGATGATAGAGCGTTCTGGTTTACCACGGATAGAGAATATGTGTTTGAGAAGAAACACAAGAGTCCGATTTATGCGGCAGGAGATTCAGTATATTTCATAAGTCCCGCCAATACATTAACCTCTATCCAGATCACAAAATCAGGCAACGGAATACGGACGATTACAAAATGTGGATATGAGAGTTACTTTGCGGTATCTGAGGGACATTCGTGCGTTGTGAGTAGATTTGCAGAAAACCTCATTGTGAATCTGGATGGAAAAAACATTGAGATACCATATACTGATACCGTGAATAATTATGGAATACACAGAGATAAAATAACCGGAGGATGGCTTATCGTGTTGGAAAACGGAGCCGGACAGTTCTTTACCTTTGTGTGCAATGAACACGGAGTAGCGTATAGCGAGGATCGCATTAAATATCAATGCGGGCTTGGCAATGTATGTTTTTATAACTCCAATATCTCAATACCGATTGATGGAAATATCAGAATATATTCGTACCAGAAACAGGCATTTAAAGATTTTGAGTGCGAAGCCGTATCGCCGGATAGCTGTTTAATCAAAGATTCCACAGCATTTACGATCGTCAATGATGAAAATATTTATAGACTTGTGAGAACTGCACGATGAAAGGAGAAAATGGTATGACAGAAGCACAGAAAAAAGCAGTTGAGGTACAGAAAGAAATCGAAGAGGCTTGCATCCGGCATGGACTTAATCTTACTATCTTTGAAAATGGAATTGGATTTGTCGATCCTAAAGAGAATAAGATTGTCATGGTATGGAGACCTCAGTATAAACCAGAAACGCCATCGTTACATCCTATGGAGGAAAACACATCAGCAGATTTCAAACCAGCCACACAGAAACCGTCCGGCGGAAATATGTCCGCTTTCATATTTGGCGGTTCAAAGGGAAGTGGCAGATTTATGGGAAACAAAAGGAAACATACAGTCAGAGGAATGAAACGGAGGTAGGTTGATATGCCAAGTTTTAAATTAAAACCGGAGCACATAAAGATTATGACAGACCTTAATTTTAGAATCTCCATTTTAATAGATTCTAAGGATAGGTATAGACCGGCAATAGATGTTAAAAGACCATTCGGGAACAGCGGCCCCACAACGAATGTGTGTGAAATCATGGGATGGCACTGCGATGAAGAAAGTGGAGAATACGCTGCTGAGGATATTGAAAAAGCCGAAATGCTCATTATCGAGCTTCCGGTTGCTTTGCAGATCGTGATGCAAAACCACACATTTGAACCCGGAGAGTATGAAGTAGGGGAATATTCCTCGGCATACTTCAATTATGTTCACATTCGCAATTATCACGCATTAAAATCTCCTATCGCAGAAATAGAGGAAAAATATAAAGACTGCGATCAAATGGAAAGGTTACATGAAGTTTGTATGAATGTATCTGGCGATAACCCGTGGAAAGTGATTGACGATCTGAAATGGTTTGCCCAGACCGACTTTCTGGCAGATGCAATAGTGGTATTTGAAAAGCATCGAGACGAACAAATCCTTGATGAATGGCTGAAAACACATGACGGAGAGGATTATTGCAAATATTGTCCTGAAAACGCTGAATGTCCTCACGGAATGGCTTGTTATGGTGGAGAACCTATCGAGCCGTCTTGCTACGGAGCAGATATGAAAGAATTTCTTTACACGGACTCTATTATTGAGGATGCACTGGAGGAAAGATATGGCGAAGAATAACAAACTGATAAATTCCCTGAATGAAATCGCCAGAAGAAACCGCTCACAGAACGTTGCTACTGCGGCAGACCAGATGGTTCCACAGATATATGCTGCTATCGCCATTGCGTTGCACCGCACACATGGTTTTGGGTATAAACGTATCAATGATATATTCGTGGAATCTCAGCATATTTGGGAGGATTACGCCGGAGACGGAGCTGGCATGGTAAAGAAGCGTGAGGAAGAAACCGGAGTGACGGTATGTAGCCCGGAAGAGGCACAGAGATTGATGGAGATGCAGAATGGAATGTAACGGAAATTGCGGATCATGTGCTTGGCATGATAATTTTAATGGGACAACGGATTGGATATGTGCCAATGAGGAAAGTGATTGCTATGGAGCGGTCACATCCTGGGATGATTACTGCATTGACTACGAACCAAAAGACATATAATAACGAACTCAATTACATCATAAAATTTTAATTTTATCATTTAACAAGGAATGACTGCATTAAAATATCGGTTTCACCGATATTTTAATGCGTGGTTGTTCCTTTTTTGTTAAAATGATGGTGTCTTGGTATAGACGTTGGTGGATTATCCCTTTCTTGATATGGAGTAGTGAACGCTACTCCATATTGGTAAGCCCGGATAGCTCAACTGGCAGAGCATTTGATTTGTAATCAAAAGGTTGTGGGTTCGATTCCCACTCTTGGCTCTTGCCTCTTTCGAGAGGCCATGGGTTCCTCCATTATTGTAGGATAGGGCGGTGGCGAGTCGCCCAGTAATGTGTGGTGGCGCAGTTCGGTAGCGCATCTGACTTTTAATCAGACGGTCGTGGGTTCAAATCCCATCCACGCAACTATCCACATACAGAAAGGAGCAGCTATATTGGAAACGGAAAACGTATACTGCCCTGTATGTAAGGCGCGGGCAAACCGTGAAAAACTTCTTTTCAAGAAAGCACCCGGAGCATCCGGCACGATTTTTATAAACTGCCGTGGATGTAAGGAAGTAATAAAAATAGAATTAAGCAAAGAGCCTTTGAGCCGGTTAAGTCATAAATAGACTTGATCGGTTCTTTTGTTTTATTCGGAAAGGGGAAACTTCATGTACGCAAGCAACCGTCCAACTCTCGGTAGGCGAATGTTAATGACTGATGAGAGGGAAATTACGAAAGACAATATCATATCGGTTGTATCTAAGGCGTTTATGGAACATCAGGAGAATGTGGCACAGGAAGTTTTTCTTTTTGAGTACGAGAAAGGCAATCAGCCAATTCTTAACCGTGAAAAGAAAATCAGACCGGATCTCAATGCCACAGTCGTAGAAAACAATGCTTCAAAGATTGTGGACGTGCATCTGGGATATTGTTTTTCCAACCAGATCACTTTCGTACAGAGAGCAAAGATAGAACCGACAAAGAAACAGAAGAAAGCCTTATTCGGATTTTTGAGAAAAAAGGATGAGGACGATGGAGAGAATATTGACGATTTGAAGATCGCCATGCTCAATAAAATGATGCAGGAGCAGAGCAAAGCGGCAAAAGATATTGCCCTTGGAAGAAACCTATTTATCTGTGGTGTCGGCTACCAGATGATGCTGCCGAACAGAAATAAGAGCAGATATTCTCCATTTGAACTATTGGTTCCAAGTCCACTTACAACCTTTGTGGTGTACTCAAATGACGCATATAGAGAACCGGTGCTGGGATGCACCTATTCCGTACATGATGATGGAACAATTACTCTCACGGCATACTCAAAGAATTTCTGCTATACCATTGAGCATGAGTTGAACACGACAGACTATCATCTGAAAGAGAATATCGCACCAAACCCACTCCGAAGAATACCGGTCGTTGAATTTTATCTGAATGACCGCATGGGTATTTTTGAAAAGGTTATCCCACTGATGGATGCAATGAATCTTGTGGATTCTGACCGTATCAATGATATTCTGCAACACGTTCAGAGTTTACTCTGGATGCACAACTGCCAGGTAAACGAAGAGGGCAAGAAAAACCTCGTAGATGGCGATGGAGTCATTATGACAAAGAGTACCGGGGACGGCAAGGAAGCAAAGATCACTTACCTCAATCAGACATTGAATGAGAGTGAGGTTCAGAAACTTGTGGATCATCTCAATTCTCAGTTGGAGCAGATTACCTCTACACCATCATGGCAGGAGGCAAGTGGCGGCTCAACCACCGGTGCAATGCAGTTATCCAATGGATGGCAGTGTTTGGAGATTTCCGCTAAGACGGTTGAGCAGTTATTCACTGAGCCAGAAATGCAGCTCATTGATTTGGCAATCGAAATCATTAAGACAGATCAGAGACCGTATGACGGTCTGAAAGATATAGAGACGGCAGATGTTGAAATCCGTTTCTGCCGTACAAAAACCTATGATTTGGTGTCTAAGACCAATTCCCTTGTGGCGTTGCTTAATGCCGGAGTAGACGGTCTTACATCATTCAACACTGTTGGACTGTTCACAGATCCACAACAGGCATGGGTTGATAGTAAGCCTATTATTGATGGCATACAGAAGAAACTTGCCTCCAAGGAGGAAAAGACGCAGCAACCGAACCCTAACGCATACAAGGATGAAGAGGGGAACGGTGGGGAGAACAACACGGAAAAAGATAAGACAGAGGAATCTAAGCAGCCAAGTAAGACTGCAATGGTAGAAGAATAGGCGGTGTGAACTATGTATAATCCGGTTGAATACTTTGACGAAATGAACATTCTCAAAGACGATAAGCTCCGCCGAAAGAAAACCGCCAAGGAGTTTATAAATGCACTTGTAGACTTCTTTGAAGCACAGTTCCTCAATCTTATTTCCGGCATTTTCCTTTACGAAAAGACAAGTGCTGATTATGAAAATGAACTCATGGATCTCTATTTTGCCATGATGCCTGAATATCAGTACGACACAGAAGTAAGGGAAAAGGCATACAGATTTGCAAAGTATATTCAGGAAGCCACAGAGAGGGCAGTTGCAAATGCCAACGGCAACGATAAATATAAAATATCTCGTATGACCGGTGGCATGATGAATGAAGAGGATGTTCCAAAAAGTGTGAAAAGAATGTTCTCTGATGTCAGAGCTACAGAGATCGCCCTAAATGAGACAAACTGGATATATAACTGGATAAATCATCAGAATCTTGTGGATAAGAAACAGAATACCCACACATGGGTAAGCATGAGGGATGAACGTGTCCGGGTTAGCCACTGGGAGGCGGACGGCCAAACAGTTCCTATTAACGAGCCTTTTATCATCAATGGGTACAAAATGATGTTCCCACTCGATGATAGTATGGGCGCACCGATAGATGAGATCATCAACTGCCGGTGCGTAGAATTATAAATCAGGAGGTAGAAAACCAATGGCAACTGCAAAAAAGACAGCAGCAGACAAGAAAAAGATGGACGATAAGAAGAAAGCAGCTTCAAAGAAATCCGTTTCAAAGAAAGATACTGCCAAGAAAACTGCCAATAAGAAAGCGGCAGCAAAGAAGTCCACAGCAAAGAAAACTGCTACCAAGAAAACAACTGCCAAAAAGGCAGCAAAGAAAAACTAACTGAATACAGTTAGAGCCTATGAGCCGGATGTGATGGAAAATCGTGTCCGGCTCATTTTTTCGGTTACAGAGGGAGTAATTCCTTTCAGATAACGGGTTAGAGAAAACCCTCATCAAACGCATACAACTATTGTCTTGCAGAGACGCAAGTAAAAAAACGCAGAAATTCACACGGAGAGAACCGTTCAAACGCAGGAGGTCAATTATGGCAGATGTAAACAGCACAACAACTCAGAACCAGACACAGCAGCAGTCTCAGACAGCACCGCAGAATCAGCCTACTCAGGCATCCGGTACACAGCAGCAGCCTCAGACAGATAAGCATGAGGAAAACAACTCCGGCGGAGAAGTAACTGTTGAGAGCCTTATGGCGCAGCTTGCACAGGAGAAAGCGGCAAATGCGAAACTGAAATCTGATAACGACAAACTTTGTACATCCGAGGGAAATCTTCGCAAACAGCTTAGAGCTAAGCAGACAGCCGAAGAGCAGGAGGCAGAGGCAAAAGCGGAACAGCAGGCTCAGAGAGATGCTTATGTCAAGGAACTGGAAAAATTCAAAGCGGTAGCGGAATCATCGGAGCGTTACTTAGGAATGGGTATGCCGGCCGAAATGGCAAAGGCTACGGCAACAGCAGAGTATGAGGGAAGCATGGATGTTGTTACCGGAAACATCACTAAGTTTATGGCGGAAAGAGACAAACAGAAAGAGTCGGAAATCCGCGCTCAGTATTTGGCTCAGATGCCTACGCCACAGTCTGGAAACGTAGGTCAGGTTGACTATTCAGCACAGATTAAACAGGCAATGGACGCAGGCGATTCACAGGCTGCGATTCTTGCAATATTAAGTCAAAGTGCCGCTAACAATCAGCAGGCATAAATCTAAAGGAGGTAATGAATTATGGCACAGGGCACAGCAACATCATTCGCTGTTCCTAATTTTAGCGGAATGTTATTCGCTAAAGGGCAGACAGCAACACCGTTCTCTACTATGATTGGCGCAAGACCTCTTGTAACCAATCATGTAGAGTTTACTTGCGGTCAGGAGTACAACACAGAAACAGGCGAACAGCCGGCGATTTCTGAAACAGCATCCCTTACTGCACCACAGCCGGAAATGGTAACTAGAAGCCAGCTTACCAATGTAACTCAGATCTTCCAGAAATCCGTTGCGATTTCTTACGGAAAGCAGAGTAACATGGGTACACTGCAGGGTATCAATGTGGCCGGTCAGCAGGCAAACCCTATGGACGAGCTTGCATTTCAGGTTTCTCGTAGAATGGCAAAGATCGCACAGGATATTGAGTACACATTCATCAACGGAAAGTACGCAAAGGCAACTACTGATGCAGATGCCAATAAAACAAGAGGACTTCTGACAGCTATCACAACCAACGTACTTGATCTTGCTAAAAAGCCTCTCACATACTGGCTTGTAGCAGAGGGATTAAAGTCCATCCACGATCAGGGCGCAAAGACAGACAACATTGTTCTCGGAGTTGATGCAACTACAATGTTGCAGCTTAACCTTGATGCGCAGCAGAACAACCTTACAATCGTTCCCCTTGGAAGAGAAGTGAACGGTATCAAATTACAGACAGTAGTTACCCCTCTTGGAGAAGTGGCAGTTGCTTTGTTTGATACTATGCCTACCGGTACAGCCGTTCTGTTCGATCCGTCCATCATGGCTCCGGTTCATCAGATGGTTCCTGGCAAGGGCAATTTCTTCCTGGAGCAGCTTGCAAAGACTGGTGCAGGAGAAACATATCAGATTTTCGGACAGATTGGTTTGGATCACGGTCCTGAGTGGATGAGTGCTAAGTTCACAAATATTTCCACAGAGCTTCCGAGCAAACTGACAGCAACCACAAAACCGGGGGAATAACAGGTCATACCCTTGACGGTGGTTCCCGTATCGTAGCCGATTCTTCTGTTTCCACATCATCAGATGCGAGCACAGAAGAGACGGTTACTGATGTCACAAAGAAGTATACAGAGGAAGAACTTAATGCTCTGACAGTGGCACAGATTAAGGCTATCGCAACGGAACGTGGGTATGACATGAAAGAAACCGTAAAAGCAAAGCTGATCGCAGAGTTTTTAACTCAGCAAGGGTAAGAAAGTGAGGACGGATTATGGACGCTAAATTGTTGAAAGTCATCTTAGATGATGAAACTCTCACTGACGAACAGATTGCCGTCCTCCTTGTGAAAGCTCAGAAACAGGCTGCAAATCAACACTTTTGGGCGGATGATGATATTCCGACAGAGGCAGAGTTGGAGAGGTTTTATAACCGGTACGAGTTTGAAATCTATGATTTGGCGAAAGCCATAAACTCTGACGATGCGAGGGGCGGACTTGTATCTCACACAGAACTTGGAGTTACCCGGAACTGGGGACAGACAGGTAAGAAAGATATTGAGTTGGCCTTGGCGAAGATCCCACCCAAAACCTATGTCGGTCTGTTAAGGAGGGATGGCAATGCCGAAGCTGAGACTTAAAGACCTCAGATTGAACCAAGTCCCTTTTTATTACCAGACCTATGACGGAACGGTGGATGAAGTGGACGAGGATGGCAACCTTACCGGGGAGAACATACCGAAGTATTCAAATCCGGTTCGTGTGCTTGCGAGAGTAAGTCCGAACTCAGGAAATGCCGAGGACTCCCCATTTGGTAAAGATATTGTCTACGACAAGACCATATCAACCGTACAGAAATTACCGATTGATGAATACTCAAAACTCTTCATAGATGTGGTTCCTATTCTCAACGAGGACGGTTCCACAGATACAGAACCGGATTATATATGTGTCTGCCCGAAACATGATTTGCAACAGAATCTATGGGCGATACGGAAGATTAAGGGGAATATCCATGCAGGACAAAATAACGATCAATCCCTTTGACCCGGACAGCATAGATGAGGCTATTAAGAAACTGGAAAAGCGGAAAGAGCGTATACACAAATGCGCAGAGAAACTTATACAGAGACTTACAGACCTCGGAGTTGAAAAGGCACAGGAGTTAGTTCCGGTTGATACCGGTACGGCAAGATCTTCCATTATCGGTTATCTGGATGAGGCAGAGGGAGTTGGAATCATAAGTGCTGGAGGGTACTGCAAGTACATTGAGTTTGGTACTGGTGTAAAGGGTAGGGACAGTTCCCACCCAAGTGAAGAGTACAAGGCAATAATGAACTGGGCGTACAATTCCGGGGCAACAATCTTTACCACGAAAGACGGCAGAGAGGGTTGGTATTATCCGGCTGATGATGGCACATGGCGATTTACAGAGGGTATGCCGTCAAGACCATTCATGTATGAGACGGCACAATATCTGAGGAAAGAAACACAAAAAATAGCAAGCGAGGTATTCAAGGATGGTTAAGGACAATGTGAATTTGTATTTTACGAACCTCCTGAAAGACTTGCAGAAACAATACAGCAGTTTGAAAGGAGGACAGGTGTATAAAGCTACACCACCGTCATTCCCCTATATGTATTTCAAACAGATAGGCGGAGACGGAGCGTTATCCACACTTTCAAATACAGAGGACGGTATCAATCTTGGATTGGAAGTCAAATTCTATTCAAACAAATCCGCCTCAGAAGTGCGGAAGTTAGCAAATTCCGCAAGGGAATATATGGTAGGGATTGGATTTCATTGCGACTACTTCTCCCCTGTGGAGAATATAAGCGATACTTCCATTTCACAATTCCTTACTCGGTTCTCAAAATTGGAAACATGATTAACTCCATCGGCTAGGGTCGCTCCCGAAAAGCACTCGCCTGGTGTCTGCCGGTGGTTTTAATAAATTCAAGGCTTTACCTCTTAGGCAAAGGAAAACACAAGGAGGTAGAACGAAGATGGCAAAATGTACAAATGTGACATATCTCATGCACGAGAAAGCAGATGCTCCAGGAACATTTGAGAAGTTGATTGACATTACTGAGTACCCGGATCTCGGCGGAGAAAAGGAAAAACTCGATGTTACAACACTTTCCGATACGAAGAAAAGAACCATTAACGGTATCGAGGACACAGGGGATCTTGCTTTCAAAGCATGGTATGAGAAAGCTGATTACAAGAAACTCTTGGATCTGCAGGAAGCAGGAAAAGTTGATAAATACCAGTTATGGTTTGGAGAAGAGGGTGTTGACGGCAAATGGGAGTGGGCCGGTGTTATGGCAGTATATCCGACAAGCGGATCTTCCAACAATGCGAGAGAAATGTCATTCTCCATTACTGATGAGGGCGAAGAGGCTCTTCATTATGTAACAGCGTGAAAAAGTGAAGCAGCGGCAGGGGAATAATCCTCTGCCGTACAAATAGGACAGATTAACGAAAGGACGGTTAATAAGTATGATTTTACAGACAGCGAATGGACCTAAAGAGATTAAAGTAGCAGATCTCGATTTTACAAACCTTATGTGTGATCTGGAAGATCACGATGTAGATGTAATGGGACTTCTGGATGATGATACCAGAGAGAACATAAAGATTTTTAAGACGATCAGAGCGATCATCGCAGTCCTTACCGGCACAAAGGATCTTACAAAAGCCGGAAAGATACTGAGCGAACATTTGAAGTACGGTGGCTCCATGGATGAAGTCATGGAAGCCTTTACGGAGGCAATGAAAACCGCGGGTTTTGGCGAGGAAGCCGAGGAACCTCCGAAGAGCGGAGGAAAGAAAACCAAGGCGGCAACAGAGTAGAGGAAATAGATCTCAGTAAATACAAAACATTTACAGAGATTATCAATAAAGTTTGGCTTCCCAACGCTCTCCTTTATGGAGTTTCCTATGAGACCTTTTGGACATTGAACCCTGCGAAATTAGAACCATTCCAAAAGAAGAGAGAAATGGAAGCGAAAGAACAGGCCACAGCCTTAGATACGTTGGCGTGGTCCGTTGGTTCGTATGTCGTAGATGCCATGGCAATCTTCCTTGGCAGAAATGCTCCGGCATACCCAAGCCAACCAAGAAGCATGAACAGCACAGAGGACGCACCGCCGGGAGCAAAAATGACGGATGCAGACAGATTCGCTGCCTTTGCCGCAGAACATAATAAGCGATTGAGACAGCGAAGAGAAAAGTAGCTGATTACATGGGGATAGGTTGACGAACCGAAACAGCGCAAGTCCGGCGCAGTTCCCCATGTTTTCTTATTTTACGGACAAACAATACCACCCACGGACAGGGTTTTACGAAGTGAGGTGGCAAAATGCCTGATAACAGAGTAGATAGCATTTTATTGGAAATAGAAGCCACCACTGATAAGGCAGACGGTGGTATTGATAAAGTAACAAAAGCTCTTACCTCAATGAAGAAAATCACTGAGGGATTAGATACAGAAAAGTTAAAACAGATTCTTGATGTAATGCGTGGTTTCTCCGGCGTTGGAGATGATCTTAAAAATGCCGGAAGTGGTATGAGAAGCATTGCATCATCCATTAAGTCTCTGTCAGGAGTTGATACGGCGAAATTAAAAGAGGTTGCGGCTACTGTAAAGGAAGTCAGCACAGCACTTGGAAACCTCGGATCGAATAATCGCGTCAGCATCAGAATTGATTCTGAGGGGGCGCAGAGACGTGTACAGCCTTTGGAGAACGGTCAGCAAGCAGCGGCAGCCACAGAAAGCGTTGCGACTGCATCAGAAGAGGCACAGGCAGCAATGAACGGTGCCGCATCAGCGGCAAGCCAGTTGGCACAAGAGGAAAGCAACCTCGGAACTGCCGGACAAAGTGCAGCAGCCGGACAGACAAACTTAAACGAAAGTCTCAATCAGGCAAACACAAATCCGGCTAATAGACGTATTCAGGAACTCATAGACCAGATCAATAAGTACAAAGCCACTGTCAGCGGTATGGAGAGTGGAAAGATACGGTTTGATACCGGTCAGTATGAGGAAGCTGTGAATGGTCTCAGACAGGCACAGGAACAGTTTAAGCAGTTCAAGGAAACGGTTTCACAGTCTCCTAAGAATATGGAGGATGTGGCAAAGTCCATTAAGTCCATAGGGGATGCAGCACAGAAATGTGGACTTGGAACCTTTTCTTCTATATTAAGTGGAATTGCATCAATTCTTCCGGCCATTGAAACTGGTGGCATGGCGGCAAATGCCGGATTCCAGTCTATGGCGGTAGGTCTTGAAGCCGTTCAGGCGGCGATACCGATTATTGGTATTATCCTGACAATCCTTACTGCAATCATCAATGCGGTAAGGCAAGTGGCAAATGCTGTAAAGAACGAGACACAAAAAATCATTTCTGCCGTGAAAACGGTAGTGAACAAAATCCGTTCTGGGATTGCTGCAATTATAAATAAATTCAAGGAACTCAAAAAGAGAGTGAGAGAGAGCCTTGGATTTTCAGAAAAACAATCTGGTGCATTTGCAAAGAAACTCGGCTCAATCATCCGACTTGGAACGTTCATGTTATTACGTTCAATGTTTACACACCTATTTGAACTCGTAAAAACAGGATTCGATAACCTTGTTATTTATTCAAAAAGAGCCGGAACAGAGTTTCACAAAAACGTAAATCTGCTCTACAACGATTTGCGACAGCTTGGAGCATCACTGACAACTGCATTTGAGCCAATACTGAATGTAGTTACTCCGATTCTGGATTATCTGATTCAGAAGCTCGTTGCAGCAACAAACGCATTGGCACAGTTCTTCTCAGCACTCACAGGTAAGAAGTTCTATACCAAGGCAATAAAACAGAATAAAGATTATACAGATTCCTTAAATGGTGCTGCAAAGGCGGCAAAGAACCTTACCACCGGCATAGATGAGCTTAACATCCTAAGTGATGATAAAAGCGGCAGGGGGAGGAA